TCAGGACGCTTCGTGAACCACCGGTCCTCGACGTATCCGGGCAACGCGGCCCCCTCCGTGCAGATCCTCGGGCGAGTCCATGGAGACGATCTCGCCCTTCCATACCTGGAACCATCCTCGCCCCTCGAGGAACTCGTCGAGGGTGGCGTTCAGAACGGGGACGATGTCGTCCAGGCGGGTGCCTCGGTCGAGGCGTATGAGCACCCGCCCGCGGGTCTCCCGGATTTCGACGATCATCCCGGGCTCAAGGTCGGCGGCTTCGTAGACGACTCGCAGCATGGTGACCCCTCCCGTTGGTGGTGCCCGTGTTGCGCGACTGGCGCACGAGCACGGATGGGCAGGGTACGACGGGTGACCGACAGTGGACAACGAGTTGGCGTCGTTCGACCATCTGTGCGCGTATGCCCACATTGCCTGCGGCGTGGAGGCGGGGTGTGCTACTCCTCGTCGCGGCGTGCCCGCTCGTCAGCTTCGATCATCGCTCGCCAGCGGCGAAGCTCTGCCGGGGACTTGCCCGCGAGGTGACCCACGATCAGGCGGACCTCGGAGTCGTAGCCGGCCAGGGTTGACGCCTCGTAGTCGAGGTCGAGCCACTGGGATGCGGCGGCGGCCTTGACGCGCCGCTCCGACACCTTGAGCGCTGCGGCGATGGCGCGCAGCTGCACGACGGAGGGGGCCGAGCTGGGCGGCGTGCGGGCGACCTTCTGAAGGTACTGCTTGGAGACGGCCGTCCCTGAAACGGGGTCGATGGCCTTCTCGGCGAGCCGCTGGTAGGTCGTCCCGTGGTCGATGACTTCCTGGATGAGCTGGGACAGGGCGCCGGGTGAGGGCTCCTCCGCGCCGGCGTCCGGGGCGGTGGCCGCTCCCATCATCTCGTCGTCCTCTCTCGTCACTGTCTCTGTCGGCGTCACCGAACCCGTGCAAAGTCCCTGCTCGGGCGGCACAACCTTTCCGTAATGGAGACGGCTCGTCTACAGATCAATGCTATCCGGCCAGCGATTCAGCCGAAACGTGCGATCCGGCCGCCATGAATCGTGGACAGCCATCCACGAGTTGTGGTTAACTCATCTCAGTCACACCGCATCAGCCCGGGAGATTCATGAACTACCGGTACACCCTTCGTGATCGTCGCATTCTGCGGTGGGTCATGGATCACCCCGGACGAGGCGCCCCCTACTCGGTACGGACTCTCGCCGCGGACAGCGGCGCACCCGCCGCACTGATAGAGCGCCTCCTCACCGGACGCCAGAAGACCGCCCCCGTGGCGCACGCCCACTCCATCTCGGAGGCCCTGGGCACCGCCCTGCTGGTCCTTTTCGCGCCCTCGCCGTCCCCGAATCGTGGACGACAGACCACAGAACAGGAACAGGAGACCTGACGTGCCTCGCAACCCCCACGCCGCCATCCCCGCCCCGCCCGGGTGCATGTGGATCGCCGACGCGGCCGACCACCTCGGCCTCTCCATCCACACCCTCTACAAGTGGCGCCAGCTCGACACCGGGCCCGCCAGCTTCGCGATCGGCCGAAAGGTGGCCTACCGCATCGACGTCCTCGACGCCTACCTCGACAGCCTCCAGGCGCCCCGGCGCATCGACACCGCGCCCACCCGGCGCTCCCGCCGCACCCGCAGGCCGGCCGCCGCCTAGAACGCGGCCGGCCCCCGCGCCGGGCTCTCACACACCGGCAGCAGGGGCCTCGCAGCACCCCTCACCACAGATCGAAAGGAGGGAGCCACGTGCTCCCCATCATGCCCGACCAGCCGAACGAGCTGGTGCTGACGGAGTCCCGCACGATGCGGGCCCACACCGCTGGCCGTGTCGACGTCCTCGACAAGGTCAAGGCCCTGGCGCTGCTGCCCGACGGCGTGCACGCCACCACCGAGATCGTCGCCGCGTACTTCGAGGTGGACGTCGAAGCGGTCAAGAGCATCGTCCGGCGGCACCTCGCGGAGCTGGAGGAGAACGGCCTCCGCAAGCTCGACGGTCAGGAGCTGCGCGAGTACAAGCTCGCCACAGAGGGTCAGGGTGACCCCCTGTCGGGGAGGAGTAAGTCCCTCCGCCTCTTCACCCGCCGCACGATCCTCAACGTCGGCCAGCTCCTCACCGAGTCGGACGTGGCCCGGCAGGTGCGCACCTACCTCCTCGACGTCGAGGAGGCTGCGACGCCGGAGCAGAAGGTGACGGCGGTCGAGAAGGCGACGGAGGCTGAGGCGCAGCTTCGGGCGATCGAAGTTCTCGCCCGCATCGACGGCAACACCTCCTACGCCCGGAGCCTGAGTCGGCACATCGCCGCCCGGATGCTCGGCGAGGAGCCCGAGCTGGACCCGGCCGACGTCACGATCACCTGCGACGAGTACCTCGACGGCCGGATCGCGGCTGGCGACATGGCGTCTGCCCGGACGCGCATGGGCAGGACGGTGGCCGCGCTGTATCGGGCTCGGTACGGGGCGGACCCGCAGAAGATCAAGCGCCCGATCCACGGCGTGCACCGGGATGTCGCGGTGTACACGCATCGGGACCTCGACCTGTTCGACACGGCCTGGACCGAGGTCTCCCGCCACTACAACGTGCAGGACCGGATCGCGCTCGGCGGTGCGGCATGACGACGAATCCCTCCTCCCCGCGCGAGGCCCTGGCCCGCACGCTGGCAACGTTCGCCGACAAGCCGGACACCGGCATGGCCGTCGTGGCCACCCGCAACCAGCCCGTGCGCGGAGCGGTGACCGGCCTGACGTGGGGCGACCTGCGCGCCCTCGCCGCCGAGGCCGGAACGGCGGCCGCCAGCACGGCCCTGAGCCACGAGTACCTGGCGGAGATCGCCGCCCGCGCCGAGGCCGCGACCGCTGGCCCGTGGGGCTTCTACGACGGCGACAACTACGCCGACGTGGCCGCCGACCTGAAGATGACCGGCCGCGGTTCCTACTCCTGCCGCCAGCAGGTGGCGAGGTTGGAGGACGAGAGCTACTGGCGCCAGCAGGTGGCGCGGCTGGAGGACGAGAGCTACTGGGAGGACCCGGCGCACGAGGACGACGACGAGGAGCCCGCATCCGAGCAGATGGCTGCTGACGCCGCGTTCATCGCCCACGCCCGCGAGGACGTCCCGGCTCTGGTGGCCGAGGTCAAGCGGCTCCGCGCCGAGCTGGCCGACCGCCCGACCCGCGCCGAGGTGCTGCGGCAGGCGGCCCCGGAGATGGACGCCATCGCTCACGAGTACGGCGTCTTCGGTGTCGGCAGCCGCCTCCGCCAGCTCGCCGACGCCGCCGAGGCGGGTGAGTCGCGATGACGACGGACCTGACCGTCCTCGCCGCCGACCTGGACGCCTCCGCGGCCCGTATGCGCCGCCTGCACGAGGGCGCGCTCGCCGAGCAGCGGCACTGGCTCCACGACGCCGACCCCGACAGCACCGTCCCCGTGATCCGCGTGGACCTCACCCACCCGCGGAGGACCGCATGAGCACGTACCGCACCTACTGGACGCCCGAGGGGCACATCGAGCTGTGGGGTTCCACGGACGGCACCCTCTACCTGCACCCGGGCAGCATCGCCGGTGATCAGATCACCCTCATCCCGCCGACGGACATGACGCCCGAGCAGATGCTCACGGTCGCCGACCGGGTCCTGACCGGTGTGCAGCGGTGGCGGGACACCGTCGCCGAGCACGTCGAGCGGGAGCGCACCACGGCCGACGAGCTGGCCGCCGCCAAGGCGGAGATCGAGCGGCTCCGTGCCGAGCAGGGCGGTGCGTGATGACCGTCTGCCTGATCAAGACCCGCAGCGAGGACGTGGTGCAGGCCGTGGTCGCGGCGGTGGACCTGGAGTGGCGCGAGGCCCTGGGCCCGGAGACGGGCTGGCCGCCGCACCTGTGCGCCGCCTACGCCGCCCACCTCACCCGCGCCGCCCAGCGCGCCGCCGACCTCACCGAGATCCCGGCCGAGTACCTCGACTACCTGCGAGGGAGCACCGATGTCTGAGCCGATGAGTAAGCCGACCCGCATCAAGCTGGAGGTTGACCGCGACGGCTGGACGAGCAACCTCCAGGTCAACCTCGCCCAGGTCGACGACAACGACTCCGGCTGGGGCTACCGCCTCGCGGGCCCGAAGTACAACGGGTCCAGCCGCAACCTCCTCTCCCGAACCCTCGACGAGCGGGACGCCCAGGAGATCCGCGACGCCCTCAACGCGGTGTTCCCCGACGAGCGCATCGCCCAGCTCACCGACGAGCGGGACCGGGCCCGACGGTGGGCCGTCGGCCTGGAGCAGGAGAACGCCGAGCTGACCCGGCGCCTGGCCGAGGTCGAGACCGAGACGCACATCGTCGCGGACGACTCGGCCGACCCGGAGCACGTGGACGACTGCCCTGGCTGCCCGCGCGTCGAGCAGTGCGGTTACGACGACTACCACGACCCGCACCCGTGGGCTGACCAGGAGCACGTCCAGTGCCCCGGCCACAGCTACGAGGACGACGAGTGACCGCCCCCGCCGACATCGAGCCGTGCGACGACTGCCCCGGCCGGCCCGACTGCCGCTGCGCCGACGGCCACACCGACCCCACCACCTGCACCTGCGGAACCCCGGGAGGGGACTCGTGAACCCGATACGCACCCGTGGCCGTCACCGTCGCCCGTCGCTCGCGCAGCTGGAGCAGGCCAGCCACAAGGACGCGGGGACCATCGCCTCCCAGGCCGACCTGATCGCCGACCTCCGCACCCAGCTCGGCGCAGCCCTCCGCGAGGCGGCCACCGCCGGAGAGCGGGCCCGGATCGCCGCCGGCGAACTCGCCCAGCTGGAGCGGGCGGTGGAGACGCAGGCCGAGCGCATCGCCGACCTCGAGCACCGCCTCGCCGTCGGTGTCCGCGCCCAGCACGTCATTGCCGACACCCAGCCCTGCCCGGTCCTCGACGGCCGGTTCGAGCACGGCCCCGTCCGCCGCCTCGGCGCCAGCCCCCTCGCCGACACCGTCGAGATGCCCCAGCCCACCCCGGCCCCCTGATCGCCCGGCGGGGCGGTGACACCCCCGCCCCGCCGGCGCCCCACCTCGAAGGAACCTCGTGATCAGCACCCCGACCGGTGTCCTCCTCGGGCACCTGACCCCCGGCACGCCGGAGTGGGACGCGGCCCGCGCGGGCCTGACCGTCACCGCCACGGAGATCGCCGCGATCGTTGGCCTCTCCCCGTACCAGAGCAAGTTCTCCCTGTGGCACAAGAAGGCCGGGCTCCCGACGCCGCCGTGGGTCGACAACCCGGCCGCCGAGTGGGGCAACCGCCTGGAGGACGCTGTCGCCACGAAGTTCGGCGACACCCACCCCGACCTCGTGCCCTGCCCGACCGGGACCTGGCAGCACGCCGAGCGGACGTGGCAGCGCGCCACCCCCGACCGGCTCCTCCACCCGGCGCCCGACGACATCCTCACCCCGACCGCGCCCGTCTCCATCCTGGAGATCAAGACGTCGCCCTACGGAGACGACTGGGGCCCGGCCGGCAGCGACGAGATCCCCGTCCACTACCGGTGCCAGATCCTGTGGCAGCAGGACACCCTCGGCCTCACCGCGCCCGCCCACCTCGCCGTCCTCATCGGCGGCTGGGACTACCGCGAGTACGTCGTCGAGTACGACTCGGCCGAGGCCGAGATGCTCCGCTCCGCCGCCGAGACCTTCCTCCACGACGTCAAGCACGGAGTGCGCCCGCCGATCGACGGCGCCGAGGCCACCTACCAGACCATCCGCGTCCAGCCCGACGGCCTCGACGACATCGACGTCCAGGTCCCCGCCGCCGACGCCGACCGGTACGAAACCGCCCAGCGCCAGGCCAAGGCCGCCGCCGAGGAGTTGACCGCCGCAAAGGGCGTCCTCCTCGACCACATCGGCACCGGCAAACGCGCCGTCGTCGGCGACCGCCGCATCGCCTACCGCACCGTCCGCGACGGCCGCACCCACAGCCTCAGCCCCTACACCAGCAAGGACACCGCCCGATGAGCCAGATCAGCAACGCCCTCGCCACCCGCGACCAGGGGCCCGCCGCACAGATCGAGCAGTACCGCGACGAGTACGCCGCCCTCGTCCCCTCCCACGTCAACGCCGACCAGTGGGTGCGGCTCGCCGTCGGCGCCGTCCGCGGCGACGAGAAGCTCATGGAGGCCGCACAGAACGACATCGGCCTGTTCCTGCGGGAGATGAAGACCGCCGCCCGCCTCGGCCTGGAGCCCGGCACCGAGCAGTTCTACCTCACCCCCCGCAAGAGCAAGGCCCACCGCGGCCGCCCGATCATCAAGGGCATCGTCGGCTACCAGGGCATCGTCGAACTCATCTACCGAGCCGGCGCCGCCTCCACCGTCATCGTCGAAGCCGTCCGCGAGAACGACACCTTCCGCTACGTACCCGGCCGCGACGACCGGCCCGTCCACGAGATCGACTGGTTCGCCAACGACCGCGGCCCCCTCGTCGGCGTGTACGCCTACGCCGTCATGAAGGACGGCGCCGTGTCCAAGGTCGTCGTCCTCAACCGGTCCCGGGTCATGGAGTTCAAGGCCAAGTCCGACTCCAAGCACTCCGAGTACTCCCCGTGGAACACCAACGAGGAAGCCATGTGGCTCAAGTCGGCCGTGCGGCAGCTCGCCAAGTGGGTGCCCACCTCCGCCGAGTACCGGCGCGACCAGCTCCTCGCCCACACCGAAACCGCCGACAGCGTCGTCGCCAGCGTCTCCACCGCGCCGCTCCCGCCACAGCCGTCCGCCCTCGACGACGCCGACCCGGACGACGACGGCCCCATCGACGCCGAACTCGTCGACTGACCCACCGCCTACCGGGGCCGCCCCGCCCGAATCGGGGCGGCTCCGGAGACCAGGAGACCACGAAGTGACCAGCCAGCAGCCTCTCCGCCAGATGTCGACCCGCGAGTGGGAGCGCGCCATCACGACCGCCGACCTCGTGGTCGGCCCGTCGTTCGGCTACCAGCTCGCCGGCGGAGAGTACGCCGCCGCCGTACACGTCGCGACCGGCGACAGCCTCACCGACGAGGCCCGCCAGCAGCTCATCACCGAGCTGAAGCAGGCCATCGACGCAACCGTCGCCCGCGTCCTGTTCGCCCAGATCATCCGCACCGTCACGCGCGACGAGGAGGCCGAGCGATGAGCCAGCTCCAGTTCCCCACCCCGATCGCGGGCGCGGTCGACCCGGCCGCCGGCGAGACCGCGAAGCGCACCGGCATCGCCCGCGCCATCGCCGCCACCCCGGCCGACTGGGCCGTCGCCTGCCGCGCCGCGATAGAGGAGATGGCCCGCCGCGGCCAGCCCTTCCAGGCCGCCGACCTCATCGCCGAAGGGCTCGTCGACGAGCCGGACTCGCCCGCTCGCTGGGGTGGCGCCTTCTCCTCCGCCGCCGCGGCCGGGGTCGTCGAACACGCCGGCGTTGTCCCCTCCTCCCGCGCCACCGTCCACCGCAGCCTCTGCCGCCAGTGGATCGGCACCCCGGAGTACCGGACGGAGGCCGCCGCGTGAACGCCTGCCGCCGCTCCCGCGCCTGCTACCTCGCCGGCTGCCGGAACGAGCCGTGCGTTCTGGCAAACCGCCGGTACATGAAGCGGCTCCAGTACGACCACGCCCGCGGACAGAAGCGCCGCATCGACGCCACCCAGACCCGCGTGTGGGTCGAGCGACTCGCCGCACACGGCTGGACCCGCACGCAGATCGCCGACGCCGCGGGCACCACCCCGACCACCATCCGCCGCATCGCCACCGGAGAGGCACGGAACATCAACCGGTCCATCGCCGCCGGGATCCTGTCTATCCCCCTCGGCCGCCCCGACCAGGGACGCATCGACGCCACCGGCACCATCCGTCGCCTGCGGGCCCTCGCCGTCCTCGGCTACCCCATCCACACCATCGCCGAAGCCAGCCGCATGGACACCTCCATGCTCCAGGGGCACCTCGCCGCACAGCACGCCACCATCCCGGCGCCGATAGCCCGCCGCATCGCCACCACGTACCGGCGGCTCTCCCTCACCCCCGGGCCCAGCCAGATCTCCCGGACGCGGGCCGCCGCCCGAGGCTGGCACGGCCCCGCCGCCTGGGAGGACATCGACGACCCGGCGTGCGAGCCGGAGCCGCCCACGGTGGACACCGAGCTGCCCACCGGACGCCGCTCCGCCATCGACGCCGACCTCGTCATGCAGCTCACCATCGCAGGGCTGAGCAAGCAGCAGATCGCCTGGGAGCTGGGCTGCACCGTCCGCTCCGTCGAGCGGGTCCACGACCGGCGCCTCGTTGGAGGTGCCGCGTGAACCGCACCGAGGTCGAGCGCCTCCTCCGCGAGGGCCGGTCCGCCCGCGCCATCGCCGCCGAACTGCACGTCTGCGCCAAGGACGTCGCCGCTCTCCGCACTGAACTCGGCCTGCCGCGGGCCCGCTCCGGCAGGGCCGCCACCCCGCTCGCCGAACTGTTCCAGCAGCGGACCCGGCCCGTGGAAGGCGGCCACCTGGAGTGGACGGGCCACCGCACCAACAGCGGTGTGCCCGCGCTCCGTCACGGCGGCCGGCTCCACACCGCCTACCGCGTCGCCTACTGGCTCCGCACCGGACGAGACCCCGTCGGCAAGGTCACCGCCGGCTGCGACCACCCCGGCTGCATAGCCCCCAACCACGTCGACGACCAGCGGGACCGTGCCACGTACCGCGCCGTCCTCGGCGCCTGAACCACCGAGAGAAGAGACCTGATGGGCTACGAACTCCGCCGGCAGCTGCGCGAGGTGCTGGGTCCGAACATCACGGGCCTTCAGCGTGCGGTCGCGCTGGAGATCGCCGACGACGCCAACGAGGCGACGCGGCGGTCCCTGGCGCCGCTGGAGGACCTCGTGCGGTGGACGGGGGCGAAGGACGGCAGCGTCGTCCGGAACGCTCTGAAGCGGCTCGCTGCGAGCGGCTGGGAGTTCCGTGTCCCGATCGGCAAGGGGAAGGACGGCCGGGTCCTGTACGCGGTGCCCGGCCGCCGGATGACGTTCGTCGTGCCCCCCTTCGAAGGGGTAGCCACGGCTACCCCTTACGAGGACAAGGGGGAGCGGGGGCTCACTCAAGGGGTAGCCACGGCTCCTTCAGAAGGTGCCACCGCTACCCCTTCCAACCCCCAAGGGGGAGCAGGGGCTCATTCAGAAGGAGCCACGGCTCACTCAGAAGGAGCCGTGGCTACCCCCTCTTCCTCAGACCCCTCAGACCCCTCAAGAGATAAAGACTCTTCGCGCGAGGCCGAGCACCACCTCGAAGCCTTCGGAGCGTTCTGGCTGACCTACCCGAAGAAGCGCGCCCGCGAGGAAGCCAAGAAGGCGTGGATCGCCGCCCTCGAGCGCGGCGCCGACCCCCAGCGGATCGTCACCGCCGCCACGGCCTACGCCAACGAGCGGGCCAACGAGGACCCCAAGTACACGAAGCACCCCGCCAACTGGCTCAACAAGGGCTGCTACGACGACGAGCCCGAGACGCCCCCGCAGCGCCGCCTCCGCGTCGTCGGCGGCCACCAGCCCTACCAGCCCCCGGCCGACCACTCCGTCTACGAGAACGGATTCTGACCATGCGACACCCCACCCGCCTCGGCGGAGACAGCCTCGTCCACCGCCTCCAGCAGATGCTCGCCGACCGCGGCCTCGACCAGACGCCCGCCGGCCCCATCGACGACGAGCCCCGCCCCGACGAGCCCGGCCACCCCGCCTACCACCGGACCCGCCGCGCCGAATGGGCCCTCGCCCGCTGGCAGACCGCCACCCCCTACCGCTACCAGCAGGCCACCGCCACCCACCCCCAGATCACCGCCTGGGCCGACCGCGCCATCGACGACCCGAAGTCCGCCGGGTTCCTGCTGATGACCGGACCGTTCGGCACCGGCAAGACCCACCAGGCCTACGGCGCGCTCCGCCGCATCGCCGACGCAGGGCCCGACCGGTACGAGGTCATCGCCACCACCGCCCCCGACATGTACGCCCTGCTCCGCCCCGGCGGCTCCGACCGCGGCGCCGAGTACGAACTGAAGCGCCTCATGCAGGTGCCGCTCCTCCTCATCGACGACCTCGGCACCGAGAAGATCAGCGAGTTCACCGAGGAGGCTACGTACCGGTTGTTGAACGAGCGGTACAACGAGTGCCGCCCGCTGATCATCACCAGCAACCTGCCGCCCTCCGACCCCAGCGGCCCCGACCTCAACGAGAAGCTCGGCCAGCGCATCACCTCCCGGCTCTCGCAGATGACCACCGTCGTGCCCATGGGCGGCAACGACCGCCGCCGGCCCGCCAGCGGGGGTGCCGCGTGAACGCCGACGACCCGCGCATGGCCCGCGTCGACTGCGACATCGCCCGCCTCGGCTACGCCAACGGCCAGACCGGCATCGAGATCGCCGAGCAGTGGGTCGTCGTCCACCTCGACGCGCTCCTCGCCGTCACCGCAGGCCGGGCCCGGAACCCGCGCTCGTTCCCGGGCTTCGGCGACGGCTCCACGCAGGAGACCGCCCGCCGGATCATCGCCCGCCTCCTCGACGCCGGCTGGCGCCCGCCCGACACCGACTGCCTCGACCTCCCGGAAGGAACCCGCTGATGCCGTCCCGTATCCAGCGCCGCCGCACCAAGGGCTGGCGCAAGCCCGACAACACCGTGATCGTCACCCGCCCGTCCCGCTTCGGGAACCCGTTCACCCTCGCCGGGGCCCGCGAGTGGCTCGGCGCCGAAACCCCGGAGCAGGCGCGCGAGGCCTGCCACATGGCGTTCCGCTCCTGGGTCCGCGGATCCGACCAGTGGTGGATGGGGCCCGAGGCCGCCGCCGCCCGCAGGCGCCTCCTCGAAGGGCTGCCCGAGCTGCGCGGCAAGGACCTCGCCTGCTACTGCCCGCTGCCCGAGCCGGGCCAGCCGGACCACTGCCACGCCGCCGTCCTCCTCGACCTCGCGAACGGAGAGACCCCGTGACCACGACCGGCGCCCCGATGCCCGCCTCCCTGCGCGCCACGCTGCGCACCGTCCGCCACCCGGCGCAGGCCACCCCCTGCCCGCACTGCCGCGCGAGCGCCGGCCGCTCCTGCACCACCGTCTCCGGCCGCCGCACCCTGCCCGCCGTCCACCACGGGCGGATCGTCGCCCACGCCCGCCGCATCGCCGCCTGCGGCCGGTGCGACGCCCAGCCCGGACACCCCTGCCACGACGACGGCACCACCCGCCACGACACCGTCCACGCCGAACGGCACCTGGCCGCCGAGGAGACCAGCTGATGAGCGCCCGCCACCTCTGGGACCACGACCACCCGTACTACTGCTCCGAGGGCAACTACTACGCCCGCCCGGCCGACGGCCTGCACACGGAGTACGCCTCATGGGCCGCCTTCCACGCCGACTGGGGCGACAACGACCCCGACCTCAACCTCGTCTTCCGCTGGGACTGGAAGCGCCCCGACCCCGCCGACTACGAGCCCTTCGGCGAGGCGGTCCCCCCGGACACGCTGGCCGTGTACTGGGTCCTCCAGCGCAAGGCGATCCTCCGGTCGACCGAATGCGTCGTCACCGAGGCCGACGAGCCCGCCGTCCGCGAGTGGCTGGCCCGCCGGGCGCAGACCGTCGCCGACGTGTGGGCGCCGTTCCTCGCCGCCGAGGAGGTGACGGCGTGAGCATCGAGTTCCCCGACCCGCGGGTCTACGGCGAGGACGTGCCCGACGGTTCGTTCGGCGGCACCCGGCCCGTGCGCCAGGCGCCGGCCTGCCCGCACCCGAGCAAGCTGCGGTACGCGACCCCCGAGGCCGCCCGGCTCGCCGCCGAGCGGTGCGTCGTCCCCTTCGGCCAGCTCCTCAACGCCTACCAGTGCAGGTGCGGGTGGATACACCTCACGCATCTCGCCTCGCCCGACCGGTACCGGGACGGTGCCGCGTGACCGCCATCGCCCCGCACCCGAACTCGCCCCGCTGGCGAGACCGGCCGATCGTCACCCTGCCGCTGCCCGGCGACGCGGCCCTCGGGGTCGCTGTACGGCCGTTTGGCGGCCCAACGGGCGCCGAGAGTCCCCGGGTTACCTGCCGGGACTGCGGACGCGCCCTGCGGCGACCCAGGCCCTCCGGGCTCGGGCCCGTGTGTGAGCGGAAGCAGCGCGTGCAGGCCATCCGCCTTACCGCCAACGCGGACGAGCCCATCCCCGGCCAGACCCTCCTGCCCATCGACGTACAAACCGCCCTCACCTGGAGCCCCTGATGACCGTCAACCTGCCGACGCCCGTCGTCGTCACCCGCCACCGGTGCCCGCACTGCCGCCGCACCTGGGCCAAGCGTGCCGCCGCCACCGCCCACCTGACCCGCTGCTGGAAGAACCCAGCCGTCCGCGCCTGCAAGACCTGCGCGCACTACGACCTCGGCGGCGACGCCTGCGGCTGCGAGCCCGGCTGCAACTGGGGCGCCCCCGGGCCCGACGCCCCCTCGTGCGACCTCGGCCTGCCCCTCGGGCCCAACTACCAGCCCGCCAGCCGCTGCCCCCGCTGGCAGCCCACCCCGTGACTCCGAGGACGACGAAGCCCGCCCCTGCTGATGACAGGGGCGGGCCCCCGCCAGCCTCCCACACCACCAGGAGACAACCGATGACCGAACCCCGCCCCGCCGCCGACCTCCGCGGCCGAATCGCCGAGGCGCTTGAAGAGTGCCGCGCAATGATTCCGACCGGCCAGGCCGACGCCGTGATGGCCGTCCTCCCCGCGCCCGCCGACCGCGCCGCCGTGCTGCGTGAGGCCGCCGACCGCCTGGAGCGCCTCGGCCTGCGCGACCTCGCCACCCAGGAGCTGCGCCGCATGGCCGACGAGGCCGAGACGGGCGGTGCCCGGTGAGCGCCGACACCTACCTCGTGATCGTCTGCGACGGCTCGCCTCGGGGCGGGCCGTGCGGCGCCGAGACCCACTCGCCGACCCGTGTGACCACCCACGCCGAACTGCGGTCCCTGCGCCGCATGGACGGCTGGCGCACCCGCCGCCACCCCGAAGGCGGGCCCCTCCTCGACCTCTGCCCCGACTGCTCCCGGCGGCCCCGGTGACCCGGGGCTCGGCGTCGATGGCCGCCGCGCACCTCGCGTGCGGCATGTGGCTGGCCCACGCCGCCGTCGTCTCCGCCCAGCACCGGGCCTGGCCGGCCGCCGCCCTCATGGCCACCGCCGCGCTCCTCGCCGCCACCGCCGCCACCCGCGAAGCCCTCGCCGCCCGGCCCGTCGTGGTCGTCGCCCTGCCCGCCGAGGACCAGCACGCCCTCGCCGTCGACGACGGGCTCGCCCAGCTCTACGACGCCTGCTGCGACGAGGGCTTCACCAGCCGAGGCGCACGCCACCGCGCCACCTGCACCGGAAGGACCGCCGCATGACCCCCGCCGAAGAACTCCGCGCCGCCGCCGAACGGCTCCGCGAGCTGGCCGACGCCGCGCACGGCAGCCCCTGGGCCGCCATCGAGATCCCCCGCCCCGGATGCGACCTTCCGGCCTGGTGGGTCGAAAGCGACCACCAGGACCCAGACGGCAGCACCTCCGCCACCGTCGCCGACTGCCCCTGGGGCGAAGCCGACGCCCAGTACATCGCCGCCATGCAGCCCGCCCTCGCCCGAGCCCTCGCCAACTGGCTGGAGACCGAGGCCGCGCAGCCCCTCACCGCCCAGCACGGGTCCCGCTGCACCGCCGACTGCACCACCGCAGCCGCCCTCGCCGTCGCCCGCCAGATCCTCGGGAGCACCGCATGACCACGATCGCCACCCCGCCCGCCGCCGCCCTGGACGCGGTCCTCGACCGCGTCCGCGCCGGCAAGGCCCTCACCCCGGCCGAGGCCGACCTGCTGAGCGCCGGGGTCGCCGGCCTCCGCCGCACCGCCGGCGGCCTCCAGCGGCGCAGCCAGCAGCAGGCCGCTCGCATCGCCGAGCTGGAGGCGGACGGCCAGGCCGTGCTGAAACGCGAGGCCATCGCCCGGGTCACCGCCACCGCCCGGGTCGAGTACGTCGCCGAGCAGGGGACGACCTCGAGCCCGGCCGAGGAACTCGCCTACCACGCCATGGGGCTCGGCTACCGGCTCGACGACGCGCTCGCCGCACAGCAGCCCCCGCTCCGCGACCGGCTCGCCGCCGCCATCCGGGCCGCCGCCTGCCCCGGCTGCTGCCCCGTCCCGCACGCCTGCCACCTCACCCGGCCCCAGCCCACCGTTTGGGACCAGGACGGCCGCGTCCTCGAGGTCGAGATCAGCGGGCCCATCGACCGCGTCGCCGCCATCATCGCGGGCGCACTCGCCGGGGAGGCGTCGTGACCGGCCGCCGCATCGCCGGGTGGGCTGCACTGTCCCTCGCCCCGCTCACCCTTGTCGCCCTCGCGGCGCTCACCGGACAGCTCGCCGCCGCAGGTCTGGGCGTCGTCCTCGCCGCGTTCGTCCTCGGCACCACCTGGCTCGGCCTGCGACTCCTCGACACCGACCAGCGCCGCTGACCGCACCATCCCTGGGCGGCCCGTCCCCGCCGGGCCCCCCACCCCGCCACCACCCGCACCATCCGCAAGGAGCCCGCCGTGACCGTCTCCACCGCCGCTTGCGTCGTCTGCCTCTCCGACCTCTGGCAGGACGAGCTGGGCCGCATGGCCTGCCGCCGCTGCACCCTCCGCATCAGCGACGACCTCGCCGCGCTGCCCGGCCTGTACGAGCGGCTCGGCGGCGCGCTGATGCCCGGCTCCGGCGCCGGGGGCCCGGCCGTGTCCGGCAGCCGCACCGCGCCGCTCCCGCTCCGCCTCGCGCCGCTCAGCCTCGCCGCCTGCGGCGGAGTCGTCACCGTGCTCCAGAGCTGGCTGACCGATGTTCACGAGCTTCTCCAGTACCCGCACCCGCGGTGGGAGGGCGACCTCGTCGGCCAGTGCCGTCAGGTGGTGGCCCGGCTCCAGCTCCTCCTGCCGTGGATCGCCGAGAACCACCCCGCCGTCGACGACTTCGCTCACGAGGTGCGCCGGACCCGCGCCGAGTGCGAGCAGGCCATAACCGGCGAGCGGCGTGGCCGCACCGTCGCCGTCGCCTGCCCGTGCGGGGCCACCCTGCGGATCACCCTCGACACCCTCGGCCGGCGGTGTGTGTGCGGGGAGCAGTACGGGCGGGAAGCGCTGCTCGGGCTGCCCCTCACTGAGCGGCGGCAGGTCGCGGCATGAGCGACAGCCCCGAGACCCCGGCGTCCGGCCGCATCCCCCTCGTCCGAGGCTCCGACGGGCACGCCTACGTCCCCGCCGACCTCGTCGTCGACCTCCTCCGCGCCATCGCCAGCGCCCACCGCAACCTCGCCGACGACCCCGACTGCGACCTCCACACCGCAGCCGCCGCCATCGACCAGGAAGCCGACGCCCTCAGCGTCAACGTCATGCTCAACACCGCACGCATGGACGAATAGTGACTTAATCTGGAACGGATATTCACCAAGCCAGACTTCCGTCAGACTGGTGAATATCCGGCTACCCACGGCCAGATGGCCTTAGAAGACGGGACAGCAGGTGGCCAACTCCTCCCCGCAGCGTCAGCACCGACGCCGCTTCAGCTCGGCCGAACGCGCCGCGTTATATCTCGCCGCAGACGGAAGGTGCACACGCTGCGGAGCCCGACTCGAATCTGGCTGGCACGGAGACCATGTCATTCCCTACTCGGGTGGCGGACCAACCGACCTGGTCAACGGCCAAGCCCTCTGCCCTCAGTGCAACCTAAGAAAAGGATCACAAGAGCCGATGCAGCTCCGTCAGTGGCAGCGCCGTGCGGTCGACGCGTTCTATGCGTCCAACAGCGAGAACTTCCTCGTGTCCGCCACCCCAGGCGCAGGGAAGACCAAGTTCTCCCTCTACCTCGCTCAGGATCTGATGCGGCAGGGGGCCGTCGAGCGCGTGGTCGTCGTGGCCCCGTCCGACAATCTGCGCGTTCAGTGGGCCGATGAAGCGGATGCCGTCGGTCTCAAGTTGTTTCCCGTCGCGCCGGGAGACAACGATGGCTACAGCAAGACCGGATACTCGGGCTGTGTCGTCACTTACCAGCAACTGCTCGGGACCGGTGGTGGCCTTCTGCGGCACGCGCTTCGCCGGCGCACCTTCGTCATCCTGGACGAAGTCCACCACGCTGGCGACAACAGGTCCTGGGGGGACGCCCTGCGTCAGGCCGTCGAGCCCGCAGTCCATCGACTCTGCCTTACCGGTACCCCATGGCGACGTGACGCCACCTCGCCGATCCCGTTCGTTCGCTACGACGAGAACGGCACCGTCGCCGTCGACTACGCCTACGAGTACGGGGCGGCAGTGGCTGATGGAGTCTGTCGGCGTATCGAGTTCCACGCCTACGATGGCGAAGCGCGCTGGACGGACCCGTCCCGCATGCGTCGCAGCTCCGGCGACGAGAACGGCAAGTCGGACGTGAGCGTCGAGTTCACGGCCAAGCTCGGCGCCAACATGCCCGACGAGGACGTGTCCGCAGCCCTCGACACTGTCTATGAACCGAAGTACGCCTGGATGCCGTCGATCCTGGCTCAGGCCGACGAGATGCTTACCGAAGTTCGCGAAGACGTTCCCGACGCTGCTGGCCTCGTCGTGGCCGAACGGACATGGCTGGCGCATGGCTACGCGTCTCTGCTGGAGCAGATCACCGGGACGAAACCGCCGGTGGTCGTTTCCGACCCCAAGGGTGACCCGGGGAGCCGCATCGCGAAGGACCAGATTGACAAGTTCCGCAAAGGCACCGGCCGGTGGATCGTCGCGGTAAAGATGATCTCCGAAGGTGTGGACATCCCGCGACTGGCGGTCGGGGTATACGCGTCCAAGACGCAAACCCCCCTCTTCTATCGCCAAGTGGTGGGCCGCTTCGTTCGAACCAGGCCGAACGAGGAAATCAACGCCCGCCTCCTCATCCCTGCGGTCCCAGAACTGATGCGTCACGCTCGGGAGATCGAGGAGGAGCTTCGCCACCAGCTGGAGATCGCCGCCCAGGAGGATGAGAAGGCGCAGCGGGAGGGCGGTGTAGGCGGCGGTCAGGGGATGCTGGACTTCCGCACGCCTCTTTCCGCGTCCGAGTCTGTCTTCGACCGCGCGATCCTTAGCGGCGATGAGGTGTCAGCGGAGGAACTGGAAGCGGCCCAGGAGCGCGCCCGACAGCTGGGCATTCCGCGAATCTACGCGGCCAACCTGGTTCCGCTACTTCGAGCCAACGCTGCGCAAGAGCAGGTCGAACCTGTTCAGATGGAGCAGCAGGTCGCGGCGCGGAAGGCGGAGATCCCGCACTACCGGCGCGAGAAGCTGCTCAGGCAGGAAGTAGAGACGCTCGCACGCAAGGTCTCCTTTCGACGAGGCCGGCCGCCGAAGGACATCAACACGGACCTGCTTCGAGCTGGCCATCCGAAGCGGGCCAAGGCGACGGTGGAGGATCTCGAAGCGATGCGCAAGACGTTGATCGAATGGCTGGGGTAGCGATGGCCGCGAACCCCAAAGCGAACGCCGCCTTGGTGGAGGCGCTTGGGTCGGCGCTCCGCGAAGGTGAGCACGGACTGAAGACCGGTCCGGCACTGCTCGTTCGTGTGCTCAGTGAAGAGTCTTGGCGGTCGTTCGTCACTCAGCGAGGCGAGGAGGTGAAGCATCAGCGCTTCGAGCACTTCGTCACGATGCCGCCGCTCAAGGGCTTGGGGGCTTCTATGAGACTCATCGACAAGCTGATCGAGTCCGTCGAGGACCGTGCCGAACGGGCCCAGGCGAGAAACCTCCTGGACGAGATCTTGCAGCGCGAACACGGAGGCGACAGGAGATCGAAGGCCGCCAATTTCAAGTTGGATAACATACAACTTGAAAGCGACGTGGTGGCGCCCTCGGGTACTTCCCGAGAAGCTGGCCTTCGCCGACTACGCAAGGACCGTCCCGATCTGCACGCCGACGTCCTCGCCGGTCGACTCTCCACTCATGCCGCCATGGTCGAGGCGGGCTTCCGGAAGAGGAAGATCAGCATCCCCGTGGCCTCGCCCGGCGACGCGGCCCGGGCGCTTCGCCGCAACCTCGAACCAGGTCAGATCAAAGAGCTGGTCGAGCTGCTCACCTCCGGCGACGAGTGACCGTGCGGAGGCCTCGTTGACTCCTGGGCGCGGGGCCTCCGGTCTTACCTGAATCGCCGCCCTACTCCGCCGGGAGTCGGCGGGCGAGCCGCATCCGGGTCTCGTCCGCCGCTCCCGCCCAGTCCGGATCCGATCCGGACAGCACCCCCAGCAGCGCCACCACGGCCCGCATCTCCGACACCGTCGCTATCGCCGTCCGGACCATGTCCGGATCATCCAGCCAGCCGCGGACCTCGTCTGCCACCTGCTCGTCGTCCATGCCCGGACAACGCGTCGGGGCGGGTCCGGACACGATCCGGATCAGTCCGGACCGCGATCCGGATCATGGGGCCGATGGAGTGATCGCGGGCGGGGCAGGCTGGTCTCGGCCCCCGGCGGGCGCTAGGCAGTAGGCGTGACAACACCCCTTGAAGTTGAGACGTTCCGCTTCCACCTGACCGAGGAACTCACGGAGTACTTCGGTGACCTCGCGGGGTGGGACGCTCGCGTGCGCCATGCCGCCGAGCACGCCGTCCTCGTCCGCCGCGACATGGGCGAGCACTTCCACATCTTCCTGGCCTGCCTGGAGGACGCCCTGAACGAAGATCCCCGATGGCGCGACCTCCCGGCATCGCGCCTTTCTCGGCAGATCACCCGGCGATTTGGAAGCGAGGCCCCCGCAGAAATCGACCTAGGCTGGGCCTTCGAGTTCGCCATGCCAGCCCTCCTCGGCCCGAAGGAACACCATGCGTTCAAGCTCGCGTTCCTGAAGGCGGCGAAGCGCACCACCCCTGCGGAGATGACCTCCAGCGCAGTGGCGTGAAGGGCTGGCGGGGGTCGCTCAGGCGGCCCCCGCACTCATGCGGGTGACTTCCCGGTGAATCGCCAGCAACCGCGGCTGCCCGGTCGGTATCACCGAAGCATGATCACTAGGACCCTGACCGCCGTAGCCGGCGCGCTCCTGATGCTTCCCCTCACCGCCGCTCCGGCAGGCGCCGACACTGCACCGGCCGCGTCGCTCACCCTCGCTGACGCCATCGACCAGATCCCCAGCGCCCCCGAGAGCCGTGAGGGTTACAAGCGCACCAGCTTCAAGCACTGGACGGACGCCGACCGCAACGGCTGCAACACCCGCGCCGAGGTGCTGATCGCCGAATCCCGGGTGAAGCCCACCATCGAAGACCGGTGCCGCGTCGTCTCCGGCGAGTGGTACTCCTACTACGACGGCGTGACCGTCGACGCCCCCGGCGGCCTCGACATCGACCACATGGTGCCCCTCGCCGAAGCCTGGGACAGCGGCGCCTCGACCTGGACAGCCGCCCGTCGCGAGGCCTACGCCAACGACCTCGGCGCCGACGCCTCCCTCGTCGCCGTCACCGCCCGCACCAACCGGTCCAAGGCCGACCAGGACCCCGCCGAGTGGCTGCCGCCCCTCGCCGACGCCCGCTGCACCTACATCGCCGAATGGGTCGGCACGAAGCTCCGGTGGCAGCTCGCCGCCGACGACACCGAACGGGCAGCGCTCACCGACATCGCCGGAGGATGCGGTCAGCAGGAAGTCGAGTACGAGCCCGCGCCGTAGCCCGACCTCGGCAACGCCCCGGTCGGTGAACGACCGGGGCTGAACCGTGACCTGAACCCCGGCGGGACGCACCGTCGAGGCGGTTGGATGGGCGCGTGGAGATCGCCGAACTCGTGCTCAAGTACATCCAGGCCCTGAGCTGGCCCATCGTCGTCCTCGTGCTTATCTGGTGCCTACGACGACACCTCGCCGGTGCCATAGCCCGGCTCAGCCGCGTCGATACGCCTGCGGGAAGCCTGGAGTTCACCTACGACGCTCAGGCGACCCAAGAGGTGGCCGCCGAGTTGGAGGCCGAGCGAGCTCGCGAATCACCCGACGATGAGGCGCGCGATCGGTCGGCCCCGCCAGGAGCCGCCGAGCAACAGGACGCGGCGGATGACGGTCAGGCTGAGCCGACGCCGGATTCCATCAGCCGGCGGCTGCACGCCATCCGCGACCTGGGGCTCCTAAACGGGCAATTGAGCAGGGTAGCCGGGATGGCGGAGAGGGCCGCCACACCGGCCGAGCGAGCCATGGTCGTAACGCGCGGGTGGCACCTCGCAGGGCAAGCGGTCGGCGCAGCGTGGCACGGGGTCTACGGCCCCTATACCGAGGGGCCTAACGACCTGGACCCGCGGGCAGCCATGAGAGACCTCGTGCGGGCGGGTATCTCCCCGACTGCGGAACGACTCCTCCACGATCTGGGGAGTCTCCACGATCGGGTCGCCCAGTCCCTGGAAGACCCCAGTAAGAACGCCACCATCTACTACGTGCGCAGCTGCCGGTCGCTGGTCGGTGCGCTCAACGACTTCCTGGACCACCACGACGGCTGACTCGGATCTCAATCGGCCCCGTACTCGCGCGCCGGAGCCCCGCGCCACTCCACCCACCCGGGGTCGTCGAGCAGCCGCCCACCGTCGGGCAGGCCGGCCTGGCGCAGGAACTCGACGACGTCCGCGTCCGAGTACGCGACGCCGATGATCTCGCCGCGGATCGTCATCCGCCGGCCACCCGTCCCCCGCGGGGCATGCAGCACGATCGGAGCGCTCATACCTCCAGGGTCGCGCGGTTCGGCTACCCCAGCACCCCGAGGTCCGTGTCCGGCCGGCACATCGAGCACGCCTCCACGTCGACGAGGGCCCGCCGGGCCTGCTCGACGTCGAGCGGCCGGACGCGGGACCCGGCGACCGGGCAGCCACCCACGTGGACGGCGACGGGCGGGCCCGTGCCGATGCCGAGCTGGACGACGAAGGCGGGCGGGTCCGGGCGCACCTCCGCGCCGCGCCGGGCCTCGGCCTCCCGCTGCTCGGCCGCCGCGATCGCCTCGTCGATCCTGGCCAGCCACATGGCGTGCCATGTCCGCAGCACGTGCAGGCGTGGGAGATCGGCGGGCAGATCGGACATGCGTTCGAGTCTAGGCGGGTCGGTGTCGGCGGCACACGGTAGGGTCCCCGGCAACTATCCGCGCTGCTGGCTGGCTGCTACCGCACGGACAACCGCCCCGCCCCCTGATGCAGGGGCGGGGCGGTTCGTGGTTCCGGGGCGGCTACGGGCGCCACCCCTCGCGGTAGTCGGGGTGGTCGGCGTAGACGGCGGCGAGCGACTTGACCGACCAGTAGTGCGCCGCGTCGAACCCGCCCTCCGGGTACTTCGCCTCGCACCTGCCCTCGCACCACTTCGCATGGGCCTGCACGATCCGCCGCTTCGCCTCGACCTCGGCGAGGACGCGCGCCGGGTCGTGGCGGGCGATGTGGTCGACGGTGGCGCGGAGCTGGCGTCCGGACAGCGCGAAGCCTTCCGCGACGACGATGCCGTCCACCGCCAGCACCTCGTCACCCTCTTCGTCCGGCCGCCACGGGCCCGGACTGGCCGCCCGCGCTACCGCCTCGTCCTCGTCCAGGCGGGCCCGGAGGAAGGCGATCAGGTTGGCGGTCACGTCTCGGCCTCCTTCTTCGTGGGCCGCTTGTTTCCGCGCAGCCCCTTCGCGATCTGCTGGGCGCGGGTGAAGTGGACGTCCATGATGTCGCCGATCTCCTGCCAGGTCTTGCCCTGCTCGCGCAGGTTCAGGACGCGCTGCTGACGGATCTCGCGCAGGCGGGCGCTGCTCTCACCCCAGTCCTTCAGGACCTTGGTGATCGCCACCGCGCAGGCGGCATCGTCGTCGATCTCTTCAAGAGCTTTCACGGCTTCCAAGAACCGGAGCACCTCCTCGGGCTGCTCTGCCATTTCCGCTCTCCCTTCGCCTGCGGGATCGCGACACCACGACTTTAGACCCTGGGTCTTGCGCTCGCATAGACCCTGGGTCTAACTTGGTGTTGCGGGGCCGCTCTCTGGTCTCGATGAACAACGAAGGCCCCGGCCGGAGTTGCACCTCCGTATGGCCGGGGCCAGGCCCACTCACACCGCAGCGAGGAGCAGGCCCAGATGGAGCCTACCTACCCCACCCAGCAGGGCGAAGCCTTACGGCAGCCCATCGGTACCGCCGAGATCCGCGTCCTCGTCATCACCGCCGCCGACCTGCTCAGCCGTGAGCACCCGATGCAGCGGTTCACCGAAGCGCGCCGGATGGTCCTCGCGAGGAAGCTGACCGAGGGCACCTACCCGCAGCACGAGGCGCTGCTGACCGCGATGCCCGTCATCGATCGGGAGATCACCGCGCCTGAGTACGCGCTGTTCCTCCGCCGGGTCGCCGAACAGCTCGACGTGCGCGCCGACCAGGTGCTCCACGGCATCGCCCTCGACGTGGTCCGCATCCTCATGGACGCCGACCGCGACCGGGCCGCGACGAAGGGGGCCCGGCGATGAGTGACCAGCCCGAGCCCGAGCCGGCCGAGCAGGCCGACGTGACGCCGCGCGAGAACGCGATCGTCGGCCAGCCGACCACCCACGACCAGTGCGCCGAGGACTACCGCGTCGCCGCCGAGGGCCGTGCCGCCCTCGCCCGAGCCGACGCCGCACGGCGCGCCCGCCAGGGCCTCTGAGCCCACCAGGCCGGCCGGGCCCGTTTCCACCCCCTGGGCGGGCCCGGCCACCCAACTGCCCCTGGAGGGCTTCATGTTCCGCATCGTCCGCTCCCGGACCCTTAACGCCCTGCGCGTCGACCAGGCCGCCGCCATCGATCCCGTCGAACGCTTGGCCGGAGATGTCGCGATCCGCGCCGAAGAGACCGTCGAGCAGCTGCGGGCCCAGCTCGAAGAGGCCCGCACCGAGGCCGCTCGAACCGCCGGCGAGCTGGAGGCCCTCCGCTCGCAGCAGCTCCTCGACACCGAGGACCGGGCCGCCCTGCGACTGCTCCTGGTCGCCACGCGCAAGCAGCGACAGACCCTCGACCGGGTCTTCGTTCTCTTCCGGCGCGGTGCGCTCCACAGCGTTCACGCTTCGGCCGACGCTGCCGAAGCAGCCGCCGAAGCCGAAGGCGCGCCGCGTCACGGCTGGACCGCTCACACCCCTGGCGCCGCTCTGCCCGCCGCAGCGGAGGTGGACTGGCGCGTTCAGCCGCTCCCTCTCGGCGGAGCCATCACCTGATGCGTCACCTCCGCAGCCCGCTTGCGCGGTGGGGCCTCGCCGCCCTCGCTCTGCTCGCGGTCGCCACCCGCCAGCCCATCCCCGCCATCGCCTGCGGCGCCCTTGCCGCCCTCGCCTGGAAGGCCCGATGAAACGCCGCACCCGCACCATCGAGCGGACCCTCCTGGTGCCCCACACCATCGACGGGCGCACCGAGATGGTCCTCGACAAGCAGCAGATCGAGGTGCCCGAGCCGCCCCGCGACTGGGACCACCTCGTCCTCAACGCCGTCACCGGCGCCGTCCTCATCGTCACCGTCGCCTGCATCGCCTGGTCGACCGTCAGCATCGGCAGCCTCCTCGAGCGCGTCGCGCCCCACCCGGCCGCCGCCTACGCCGCGGCCCTGGTCTTCGACGCCGGCTGGCTCGTCTGCCTCGCCCTGGAATGGCTGTCTCGCTACGACGCCGCCCGCGCCGCCGGCCCGAAGAAGTGGGGGAGGATCGCGCTAGTCGTCGCCATGGTCGCCATCGCCGCCCACGGCTTCCTCGACGACCAGAAGGCCATCGGCATCATCGCCGCGCTCGTCTCCGGCATCGCCAAGGGCCTGTGGTCCCTCACCCTCGCCCAGTACGCCAAGCCCCTCGACAACCTCACGCAGCAGTGGGTCGACCAGCAGCGCGCCCGGGCCGGCGCCGAGCTGGCCATGGTCGCCGTCCAGCGGCAACTTCAGCGAAGCCGCGGAGCCGTCGCCGCCGCCCGGCGCGCCGAACTCGTCGCAGGCGATCCGGACCCCGATCCGGACGGCGGATCGCGAATCCGGACCAGTCCGGACGCCGATCCGGACACCGGGTCCGCCAGCCCGGACCCCGTCCCCGTACCGGCTGCGGCCGCGCCCTCCGGGCCCATGACCATGCGGGACGCGGTCCGGACCGCCCTGGACTCCGGCATCGACGATCCGGACGCCGTCCTCCGGTACGTCCGGACCGTCGCGGACGCCAACGCGAAGGCGGACACGGTCTCGAGGTACCTGCGGACGCTCCGGCGGTCGGCATGATCCTCGCCCTCATCGTCTGGCCGCTCATCGCTCTCCTGGCTGCCGGGGCGCTCATCGCCCTGGCGCCGGGGGAGCCCGGCCAGCTCCTCCTCCCCGCCGTCCGCACCGTCGCCCTCCTCGGCGCGGCCGCCGTCTACATCGCCGCCATCTGGAGCAGCTCGTGACCGACACCTCGCGGCCGATCACGCCGACGCGGGTCATCCCCGCCGGCGCCCCGCTCCCGCCTCGCCCGCCGGACCCCGACGAGGAGCCGCCCTGGTGGCAGCAGCGGAAGGCCCCGGCGCCGCCCGCGCCCCGGGCCGGGGCCCCCGCGGCACCGTCCGACCCGCCGCCGCCCATCCAGGTGCACGTCACCGTCGACCTGACGCCCGTCGAGGAGCCCCCGCCGCCCAGCCGCATCCAGCGCGCCGTGGACTGGCTGTGGGACCGCTGCACCGACTGGAGGCTCCTTTCCGCCGTCCTCGCCGCCCTCACGCCGTGGCTGAACGGCACCAGCCCCGCCGGGGCCTGGGCCGCCACCCTCCACGACGCCCGCACCGAGGCCGGGCTGCTGGCCGCCTACCTTCTCGCCGCAGCCGCGCTCGGCATCACCTGGGCCATCAACCGGCGCGGGCGCTGGTTCGGCCGCTTCGGCTTCACCGTCGCCTTCGTCGGGGCGCTCGGCGTCCTCGACCCCTATGACCTCGTCTACCTGCTCACCGGAGTGCCACGATGACCACCGGAATCACCCTTGCCGGCCTCGCCGTCGGCCTGCTCGTCGCCTGGGCCAACTTCCGCCCCTGGTGGAAGGGGGGCCGCGCCCCCAAGGACCTGCTGCCCTTCACCGAGGGGTTCGTTCTGGGCGCGATGAGCACAGTGTGTGCCGGTCTCCTCGGATGGGCCGCCTCCGGACTCGCAGGAGGCGCCACCACCGGAGGTGACAAGGTCACCGTCGGCCTTACCGGCGCCGACGGAGGCACCCCCATTCCGCGCGGCAGCATGGGCACCCTCACCTCCGAGGGCGCCGTCATGGTCGTCCTCCTCACCGCAGGCGTCGCCCTCGCCTGGAAGGTGGCGCCCAAGCAGGACAAGCGGCGGATCTTCGGCGGGGTCTTCGTCGGCGTAGTCCTCTGCGCCACCGCCGGTATCGCCAGCGCGCTGGACTGGCTCCCTGAGACCTTCAACATCGCTGGCGACTACGTGCGCAACGCCGTCTCCGGGGTGGACATCCTGTGAGCGCCGTCGACCGTCTCCGCCCCGCCGCCGACCGCCTCGCCCGCGGCGCCGGACGCATCGGGCCCGCCCTCGCCCGCCGCACGGTCGCCTGGGTGCGCCGTGGCCACCGCGACGACCTCACCGGCCTCGCCGCCCACCTCGGCACTATCACCCGGGCCGCCCTGATCGCCCTCGGCATCTACCTCCTCGCCCGCGTGGTCCGCGCCTCCCCGGCGCTGATGTGGGCCCTCGCCGGGGTGGGGCTCGCCGCCGCCTGGCGGGCCGGTCGCCCGGCCGCCGTCAAGGGTGACAAGGAGGAGGTCGAGGAGGCCCCCGTCGAGGGCGCGGAAGAGGTCGCCGAGGAGGGGCCGGAAGTGGCCCCCGTCGAGGCCCCGCTGCCCACCCGCGAGGAGCTGGCTGTGGCCCTCCGTGCGGTGGCCGATCCGAACGTCCACACGGCCGCTCTCGCCGCCCACCTGGGGCTCCCCGCCGAGCGGGTCCGGGCCGCCCTCAAGGCGGCCCGCATCCCGGCCGGGGGTCAGGTGCGGATGGGGGGCGTCCCCTCCACCGGCATCAAGGCCGCCGACTTCCCGCCCCTCTCCGCTCGGGGAGAGGCGGCCCCTGAACCCGTTGTTGTCGCAGGTCAGGCCAGCAACAACAACAGCAACAACGCGCCGCGGGTCGTGCGTGGAGAGGGGACCGTGACGGTCTACGACCCCGCCGACACCCACCGCCACCACAAGGTGGCGTGACCCCCGGAGCGGCCGCACAGCTGCCAGGCGGACGGCCGCCCCGGGCCCATCCCGAGTAGAGACGGAGCACCCATCATGGGCCTCTTCCGCAAGTCGATGCCACTGTCCGAGCTGAAGCCCGACCCCAAGCTCGACGACAAGTTCGAGACCACCTACCAGGCGAGCAGGGGCGGCTGGTTCAAGGCCCCCGCGAAGCCCGTCCCGGGCAAGCCGAAGAAGAAGTGACCGCCGGGCCCCCGAGGCGATGCCGCCCGGGGGCCCGCCTCCGTACAATCCGTCGACCGGCAACCGTGGGGGGACCATGGGACAGAACCAGCACCGCACCAGCATCGGCCTCGCCGTCGCGCTCAGCCTCGCCCTCGGAGGCGCCGGCGGCTACCTCCTCGGCCGCGAGCACGGGGCCGATTCGACGGCCAGTAGCCAGTGCCAGGAAGCCGTCGAGGCCGCCGAGCGTGCCGCCGAGGGGAGCGACCAAGCGGCGACCGAGGGCGACGACTCCGCGACGCACGCCATGACGATCATCGACCAGAACCCGGACTGCTTCGGGCCGGATCTCCGCGCCAAGGCGAAGACGTACCTGGGCGGCTGATCGCCTGCCGCACTGGCTTCGGGCCCGCCGCGCATCCCCCGTCGCGGCGGGCCCGCTCACGCTACCGGGCGCCCGCAGCAGCGGCGAGCAGCCCGTGCACGTCCGGCGCCGGGGTGACCGCGCGGGCCAGCCAGCGCCCATCCGTCAGCCGCACCGGGGCCGTCGTCGGCTCCAGGCCCAGCGCCTCACACAGGCGGGCCAGGCCGGCGGCGCACTCCTCCGGGGGCTCGGCGAGGACGGCGTAGCGGGTCACCAGGCCAGTGTGGCGCGAGGGCCTACGAGCGCGTGGGCATTTGACGGAGGCGACTATGTCAAAGCGCATTTGCAAATATGCCTTTTCGCCCTCACGGGCACCTCTTCCCAAGCGGAAGAGGGTATGCCTTTGGCATAAAGAAAGCACCGCCCACCTGGCATCTTGTGCTCTGATGAGTCCAATCCTGGCATACGCCGCAGGGTAATTCGTTCGGGTGACTGTCCTACGTTTGCCACCCAAGCGTCATACGCTGCGATTCAATGGGTGCCGCGATCGCCATTCGAATGTCAACCGCCACCTTGGACGTTCATGGAGGAGGACTCCCCCTTTCGCCTGTAGACACGCAGGTGCCCGCCGCCTGCCGGCGACGGGCACCTGCCATCCGTGAAGCCCTGCGTGTTACTTAAGCGTTACCTGGATACGCTTGGAGCGAGATAGAGCAACCGCACCGCAATGCACCACGGACAGTGCAGCCGCCGCAGCGACCGCGACCTTCAGATCCTCCAACTGCCACAGCGTGACGCAGAAGGCAACCAGGGTGGAGGCGACGAGGGCGACCTCCGTCGCTGGGTGACTCCGGTGCCCCTCCTGAGGGGAGGCCGGGGAGGCGGCGTCTACGTGAAGACGACCGTTGAGGGGTGTGGACATGACGCTCCTGGACGGTGGAACCCCTGCTCTGTCGCCAATCCGCCAAGATCTACCGACAGGGCAGGGGGAGCCCGACGGACCCGCGCCCAGTCCATATTGGGTGCGGGTCCGATTGGTGCGCCTTCTGTGTTCTTCGCCCGGATGAGTGACGTTGGCTCACTCGGCGGTGTGTAGTCCAGCGCCATTCGCTTGCAGACTCGATCACCCGTATGTCACACTGCCTTCCTCGGGACCGATCCATGCCCGAAACCGACTACCGAGCCCCCGCCGAGCGGGGGCTTTCGTGTTTCCGGAGGTGGACCATGCGCCTCGTCGAGATGCACCCCAGCGACCTCGTCTACGCCGACGAAGCCACCCGAGTCACCGGCGTCCCCGGGCAGGTGATCCGGCAGTGGGCCCGGCGCGGACGCATCCGCAAGTTCTCCGGCGACGGCCGGCCCAACGGGCTCGGGCACGGGCAGCGCACCATGTACGCCCTCCCCGAGATCGCCGCCCTCGCCCCCAACTACCGGCCGACGCCCCAGCGGGCGCCCCGCGCCGCCTGACCTCCCGCCGCCCACACTTCCCCCCCCGTCGGGCGGCGGGACTGCACGGTTCCGTCACAGGATAGCCACACCACCCCCACGGCGCGCGGGCGCGGGCGATACTGCCTCGTCAGCAGCCAGCCCCAGGGGGACCCATGCGCACACGAACCATCCTCGGCACCCTTGCCGCCCTCGCCCTGCTCACCGCATGCGGTGGCGGCGACGAGGAGCCCACGGCCGAGAACAAGCCCAGCAAGGCGTCGTCGCTCAGCGCCGAGGAGCGGGAGAAGATCCGCGAGGACGCTGGTATGCCCAGCCCCACCGACGAGCAGAAGGCCGCGTACATCAAGGCCCTCAACGCCATCAACGCCGACATCGTCCACGGCAAGGACGAGAAGGCCATCGACCGGGGCATCAACCAGTGCTCCAGCATCAAGCGCTACAAGGACGACGAGGCCAAGCAGGTCGAGCTGACCAACAGTCGCTTCTCGTCCCCCAGCGCCCCTGAGGGGCACGGCGAAGCCATCGCCAAGCAGATCCTCAAGGCGACCCACGAAAACCTCTGCCCCGACTTCTGACCCGCTCCACCCCGAGGCCCGGCCCTTGCGCGGTCCGGGCCTCACGCATACCCCGGGGGTGACCATGCCCGGTCGACCCCCACGCGTCTGCATGTCCTGCCGGGCAGTGGTCCCCGCAGGAGCCCCCTGCCCGACGTGCACCCCCCGGGAGGCCCGGGAGGTAGACCGGAGGCGTGGCACGGCCCACCAGCGCGGGTACGGCCGACACCATCGAGGACGCTTCCGGTCCGCCATCCTCGCGCGTGATCCCGTTTGCCGATGCGACCAGGACTGCCAGCGGGCAGGCCGGCCGCTCCATGCGGCAGGCGACTGCGACGAGCTGTCCACCGTGGCCGACCACTGGCCCCGGACCCGGCGGCAGCTAGTCACAGACGGTGAGGACCCCAACGACCCTGCTCACGGTCGCGGACTGTGCGAAGGGTGCCACAACAGGCACACGGCACGGTCCACGCCTGGTGGCTGGCGCACGTAGGTGCAGGTCACTGGGGGTAGGGGCGTCCGCATCGCGCAAAACGGACATACCGGGGACCGCCCAGGTGGTGAAAACTTTTCCCACGCCAGTTATCCCCTTTTGTGACGGCCTGTAAGGGAGGTGATGACGGTGGGTGTGCGCGGCCCTCTCAAGATCCCCAAGCACCTCCAGGCGGTGCCCGATCCGGGCGCTGCTACGGGCACGGTCGCTGAGCGGGTCGACGCCACAGCGCCCCCGCGGCCGCCTGGCTTCCCGGACGATCCGGAGATGGCGGCGCTGTGGGACGCGATCGTCCCGGAGCTGGACCGGGCCGGGCTCCTGACCAGGGCTGATGGCCCGACGGTTGAGCTGGCGATCCGCCACTTCCTCGCGGCCCGGAAGGCGGGCAACGCGCTTCAGGCCGGCGAGGTGGTGCTGGACGACCCGGCGCACGGCGGGACGGCGAAGAAGAACCCGGCCGGCGCCGAGATGCGCTCGCAGTCCCAGCTGTTCCTGGAGTACGCCAAGCAGCTCGGCATGAGCTTCGCGGCCCGGGCGCGGATGCCGGCGAAGGACGAGGCGACGGAGGTCAACCCCTTCGCGTAGGGGGTGGCCATGGCGGTCAAGGTCCCCGGGAAGCGCGAGCTGGCCCGGCTGAAGATCTCGCCGGAGGTGGCCTGGTACCTGCTGGACCGAGGGTACGAGCTGCCGAATTGCCCGCCGCAGCACAAGACGCCGGAGCCGCGCGAGGTCGAGGGCGCGTTCTTCGACCCGGCGCGCGTGGACCGGGTGGTCGACGCGTTCGCTCGCCTGCGGCACACGCAGGGGAAATGGAGTGGACGCCCCATCACCTTGCGGTCCTGGCAGATCGCGTACCTGATCGGCCCGACCTACGGGTGGGTGCGGCCGACGGAGGACGGCAGGACGGCGCGGATCATCCAGACCCAGTACCTGGACATCCCCCGGAAGAACGCGAAGACCACAATCGGCGGCGGGCAGTGCATCTACCTGACGTGCGCTGACGGCGAGGCCGGGGCGCAGGTGTACGCGCTGGCGACCCGCAAGGACCAGGCGAGGCTCTGCTTCGACCCGGTCCGCCTGCTGGCGGCGCACGCTCCGGACCTCAAGGGTCACGTGAAGCCGATGAAGGACAAGATCCTTCACCCCCGGTCCGGCTCGTACTTCTCGGTGATGTCGTCGGCCGGCGAGGCGATGCATGGCACGTCCCCGCACGCCGCGTTCGTGGACGAGGTGCACCTGCACAAGTCCCGGGACTTGATCGAGGCGGTGGAGACGGGCACGGGCGCCCGCGAGCAGCCGCTGATCATGTACGCCACGACGGCGGACGCGGGCAGCCCGTTCACGCCGTATGCGGAGATCCGCGAGTACTGCGAGAAGCTTGCCCGCGGCGCGCTGGTCGACCCGACGTTCTACGGCGTGGTGTTCGCGGCGGACAAGGGCGACGACCCGTTCAAGCCGGAGACCTGGCTGAAGGCCAACCCCGGCCTCGCGGCCGGCGACTCGCCGACGATGGAGTCGATGGAGAAGGCCGCGGCCAAGGCGCGGCAGAACCCGCTGGAGCTGGCCTCGTTCCTTCGGCTGCGGCTCGGCATCCGCACGAAGCAGGAGAGCAAGTTCATCTCGCTCTCGGAGTGGGACCGGAACGCCGGGATGGTGGACCGGGCGTCGCTCAAGAAGGCGGAGTGCTACGGCGGCCTCGACCTGGCGGCCACCTCGGACCTCTCGGCGTTCTGCCTGGTGTTCCCGAACGGCCCGGCCGGGTCCGGCATCGAGGGCTACCAGGCCCTGTGGCGGCTGTGGACTCCGCAGGCGAACCTCTGGAAGCTCAACGAGCGGACGGCGGGCGCGGCGGATGTGTGGGTGCGTGAGGGCTGGCTGACGGTGACGCCGGGCGAGGTCATGGACTATGACCACATCCGGCAGGCGATCAACCAGGACCGCGAGGTCTTCAACGTGCAGGAGATCGCCTACGACCCGTGGAACTCGACGCAGCTCGTCTCGGACCTGCTGAGCGACGAGGCCCCGCTGGTGGAGTTTCGGCAGGGCTACCGGTCGATGAGTCCGCCCCTGAAGGAGCTGGCGCGCCTGCTGCGGCAGGGGACGCCGGAGACGCCGCTGCTGCGGCACGGCGGGAACCCGGCGATGCGCTGGCAGATCGACAACCTCGCAGTTGTGTCCGACCCGGCAGAGAACGTGAAGCCGGACAAGAAGCACAGCGCGGACAAGATCGATGGCGTCGTCAGCTTGATCATGGCGCTGGACCGGGCCCGGAACCGGAAGCCGCTGCGCAGGTCGGCCTACGACGACGATGACGATTACGACGACGAGGCGGATGTCGCGTGACTGGGGGTGCAGCATGGGCTTCTGGTCGCGGGTGAAGTCTCTGGCGTGGTGGGGCAGTCGGCCCTCGAGCGGCTCGTGGGACCGGCGGGGCTGGTCGTGGCTGCCGCTGGATCAGTCCTACGTGCTGGGCATGGAGCCGGCGGAGCTGTGGCGGACGCAGCCACATCTGCGGACGGTCACCGACTTCATCGCCCGGAACGTTGCCCAGCTCGGCCTGCACGCCTACGACCGGCGGGGCGACACGGACCGGCGGCGGGTCCGCGGCGAGGGTGTGGCCGCTCTGCTGCGGCGCCCGAACGCGGACATGACGACCTATGAGCTGGTCTACGGGACGGTCGCTGATCTGGCTTTGTTCGACCGGGCGTTCTGGTGGGTGAAGCGGTCGGCGGCATCACTGTCGGGCTGGGAGATCCGCCCGATTCCGTCGGCGTGGGTGGTGCAGGGGGTGGGCGGCACGGTGTTCGCTCCGGCGGACTGGATCGTGCAGCCGCCGCACGGCGCCGAGCAGCTGGTGATCCCGGCCGCGCAGATGCTCGTCTTCCACGGCTGGAACCCCTCCGACCCGTCGGCCGGCTCGTCGCCGGTGGCGGCGCTGAAGCTGATCCTGTCGGAGCAGGTGCACGCGTATCAGTATCGCGAGCAGGTGTGGCAGCGCGGCGGCCAGCCGTCTGCGGTGATCGAGCGGCCGATGGACGCCCCGCAGTGGGGCTCGAAGGGCAAGGCGCGGTTCAAGCAGGAGTGGCAGGACTCCTACGGCCGCAGCGGCCCGGAGGCGGGCGGCACGGCGATCCTCGAGGACGGCATGAAGCTCGTGAAGACGGGTTTCTCGGCGCGCGAGGACGAGTTCGTCGCGGCGGCCACCTTGAGTCTGACGACGGTGGCGTCCGTCTACCAGGTCAACCCGACGATGGTCGGCGTCCTCGACAACGCCAACTACAGCAACGTCCGCGAGTTCAGGCGCAGCCTGTACGGGGACTCGCTGGGCCCGTGGCTGACGATGCTCCAGGACCGCCTGAACGGCTTCTTGCTGCCGATGCTCGGGGAGCCCGAAGAGCGGTACGTCGAGTTCAACCTCGCCGAGAAGCTCCGCGGGAGCTTCGAGGAGCAGGCGGCCGTGCTCCAGGCGAGCGTGGGCCGGCCGTGGATGACGGCGGACGAGGCGCGTGCGCTCCAGAACATGCCCGCGCTGGGCGGTGACGCTGAGGAGCTGGTGACGCCGCTGAACGTCCTCGTGGGCGGTCAGGCGTCGCCGCAGGATTCGGCGCCGCCGCCGACGCTGGGTTCGGACGCTCCGCCGCGTGAGGCGTCGGGGGCGGGGCTGGTGCGGGGAAAAGCCCGGAAGCGGGCCGCCCCGGTGCGGGCTGACGACTTCGAGGCCCGGTACGAGCGTGGCCTGACCCGCTGGTTCGACGACTTCACGTCGGCGGTCCTGGCCGGGTACGGCTCGGCGAAGCGGGGCCCGGTCCGCGTGAAGGCGGCCGAGGACTTCGTGGACCGGGAGGGGTGGCAGGCGTCGCTGGCGGATCTGCTGCTGACGCTGGGCCTGGCGACGTCCACGGCGGCGGCTGAGGCTCTGCTGGAGCAGGTAGGTCTGCCGCCCGAGGACTACAACGCCGAGGCGACGGTGGCGTGGCTGACGGCCATGGCTGCCGGTGTCGCAGAGGGCATCGTCGGGGCGACGCTCGCGGAGGCCGACGAGGCGCTCGCGGACGCGGAGCGGACGGACGAGGGCGGCGAACCGATGCCGCCCGAGGCCCGTCTGGCGGCGGCGCTCGCGGCGGCGGCCGGGTCGCGCGTCCCGGAAATCGCGGCCTCGCAGGTCACCTCCCTGTCGGGCTTCGGCCAGGCGGAGGCGGCGCGGGGTGCGGGCGGCGGCGCGACGAAGACGTGGCGCGTCCGCTCGACGAACCCGCGGCCGGCGCATCGCCGGATGGACGGGGAGACCGTGCCGTTGGACGACCTGTTCAGCAACGGCGCCCGTTGGCCCGCGGACAGCTCGCTGGACGACGCGGACCGCGCGGGCTGCAAGTGCGCGGTGGAGATCGAGTTCGAGTTCTAGGCCCGAGGGGGCATTTGTGCAGGTCAAGGATGCACCCGCTCTGCGGGTCAAGGTCACCGAAGTCGACACCGAGGGACCGGAGGCGCCCGGCACCGGCGAGTTCACCGCGCTGGTCAGCGTGTTCGGCAACGTCGACAGCTACGGCGACGTCGTGATGCCCGGGGCGTTCGACCGGTCGCTGAAGGAGTGGTCCGCGTCGGGCTACCCGATCCCCGTGTACTGGGGGCACAACCTGTCGGACCCGGACTACAACATCGGCTCCGTCGTGGACGCGGTGGAAACCGAGCGCGGGCTCCAGATCCGGGCCCGCCTCGACATGGACAGCCCGAAGGCGCCGCAGGTGTACCGCCTGCTGAAGGGCGGCCGGGTCAAGGAGTTCTCCTTCGGCTACTCGGTGCGCGACGCCGGGTGGGGCACGAAGGACGGCGCCGAGGTCTTCGAGCTGCGGGACATCGACCTCTACGAGGTGTCGGTCGTCCCGGTCGGCGCGAACCCCGCCACCGAGCTTCAGACGGTCAAGGCCCTCGGTGAGCGCACCGAGCGGGCGGCCGCCCGCGCCCTGGAGGGCGTGAAGGCGGGCCGGGCCCTGTCCGGGAAGAACGAGTCCGCGCTCCGCGAGGTGCGCGATCAGCTTGCCGTCGCGATCGAAGGGATCGACGACGTGCTGTCCGCCCTCGATCCGCCGGAGTCTCCGGCCGAGGACGAGGGCGACGAGAAGAAGAGCCAGGAAGAGGACCCGGCCACGGAGCGGGAGCCGGCCGACGACGAGGAGCCCGACGGGGCCAAGTCGATCGAGCCCATGCCCGACTTCGCCGCTGACCCACTGGCGGCCATCATCGAGATCGAGACGAGGAGTGCGCAGGCATGAACCTGCATGAGCAGCGCCAGACGGCGCTCAAGGCCGCCCGGGACGTGGCGGAGAAGGCCCGCAACGAGGGCCGTGTCCTGACCGAGGACGAGCAGACGGCGGTGAAGGGCCACCTGGCGACCGCCGACGACTGCGCCGAGAAGATCAAGCAGGCCGCGGAGAGTGACGCCCTGTTCAAGCGGGCGTTCGCCGTCGAGGACGGCCAGCCGTCCGGGGGTGGCTCCGCGCCGGTCGGCGTGAAGGCCAAGCTGGAGGCGGACGCCGCGTACAAGAGCGCGGCTCGCGCGGCCGGGGACCGTACCCGCTTCTCCCAGCGGACCACCGAGTTCGAGGCGAAGGACTTCTCGACCGGCGGCCCGGCGGGCGGGCTGGTGCAGACCCAGTACGGGCAGGTCGTGCCGGAGACGCTGCGGCGCCCGACGGTCGCCCAGCTGCTGGGCTCGGGCACCATGTCGGCGACGACCCTCACGTACTACGTGCAGGGCCCGAGCGCTGGCGACTTCGCGGTGGTCCCGGAGCTGGGCGAGAAGCCGGCGGTGAACTTCGACTTCGAGCCCGAGGTCGAGACCCTCTCGAAGATCGCCGGTATCACCAAGATCTCCGACGAGGCGTTCCAGGACACCGCGTACCTCGTCAGCGTCATCGAGTCGCAGATGCGTCTGCGGCTGGTGCTGGCCGAGGAGGCGCAGCTCCTCAACGGGAGTGGCACGGGCGGCAACATGACCGGCCTGCTGAACCGGAGCGGCCTGCTCACCGGGGCGAGCGCGTCGGCGGACGACGACCTGGACGCCATCTTCCGCGGCATGACCGCCGTGGAGCTGGCCACGCAGCTGCCGGTCGACGCGGTCGTCATCAACCCGCTCGACTACCAGCGGCTCCGCCTGTCCCGCGACGCGAACGAGCAGTACTTCGCGGGCGGCCCGTTCACCGGCGCCTACGGCAACAACGGCATCCAGATGTCCCCGGGCGTGTGGGGCCAGAACACCGTCGTCACCTCGGCCATCGCGCAGGGCACCGTCCTGGTCGGTGCGTTCGCGGTCGGCGGCCAGGTGCTCCGCAAGGGCGGCGTCTCCGTCGAGATGACCAACAGCGACCAGGACGACTTCATCCACAACCGGGTCGCGATCCGGGTGGAGGAGCGCCTCATGCTCGCCGTGTACCAGCCGAGCGCGTTCTGCGAGGTCACCCTCTTCGCGGAGGACGAGGGCGGCGCCTGAGCCGCCTGGTCGTAGCAGTCCACGGGCCCGGCCGCGTTCGGCCGGGCCCGCCTCACAGACAAGGAGAAGGCCGTGGCACGGCTGGAAGAGTACGAGGTCGACATCGCCTCGGGCGTGACGGTGACGATGAAGCTGTCCCCGGACGCCGCGGAGAAGGCGGACCCGAAGCGGGTCCGGAAGGTCACGCGGGCCAAGGGCCGCCCGGTGGCGAACAAGGCGCGCCGCCCGGCGAACAAGGCCGCCGGCTCGGAGAGCTGATCTCGGCGAGGAGGTCGTGATGGCTGCTCTGGTGGAGCTGCAGACCCGGCTGATGCGCCGTCCGGGCATGGCTGATTTGACGGAGCAGGAGGCGGACGATCTCCTCTCCGAGGCGGCGGAGATGGTGCACGACTACTGCGGCTGGCGGGTGTGGCCTCGGCTGGTGGAGACCGTGACGGTGGATTCGGTGGGCGGGGCTGTGGCGGGCCTGCCCACGATGATGCTGCACGAGGTGTCCTCGGTGGAGACCCGCCCGCCGGCCGCGACCGGCCCGGATGCGTGGGAGCCGGTGGCCGGCGGCTGGGACTGGTCGGAGGGCGGCTGGCTGTACCGGTGCGGCCGCTGGCCGGACGGCCCCCGTGGGCTGCGGGTCGTCATGGAGTCGGGCTACATGGAGCCTCCGGGCGCGGTCGGCAGCGTGCTGCTGGGGATCGCGGCCCGGGTGCGGACGGCGCCGGTGGGTGTGTCGTCGGAGCAGGCGGGCGGCGAGTCCGTCTCCTACGGCACGTCGGGCGCCTCGACGGACTCGGGCGCGGGCGGTCAGCTCACGGAGGTTGAGCGCCGGGTGCTTGACCGCTACCGGCTGGAGAACCGGCCATGAGCTTCGGGTGGCACCGGGACACGATCGTGCGGGTGCGGGCGCCGCTGACGACGGACCCCTATGGCAATCCGCGCCGGGACTGGGCGGCGGCCGAGCGAACGCCTCTGCCGGGCTGGCGGGTTCAGCCGGTGCAGGGCTCCCGCCAGACGGCTGCCGAGACGATCCCCCGCGAGGGGCTCGAGCGGTCCCGGCGTCTGTTCGGTCCGATTTCTGCGGACATCGAGTCGACGGACCGGATCGAGTGGCAGGGCGAGGTGTGGGTGATCGACGGCGACGTGGACCGCTGGCGCGGCCCGACCGGCCGGCTCGCTCACACGGAGCTGCTGATGCAGCGGATGGAGGGCTGACCATGGCGCGCGCACGAGTGCGGGTGGAGATCAACTACGACGGGATCGGGCAGTTGGCCCGGTCGTCGGGGGTACGCGCGGACCTCGAGCGGCGAGCGCAGGCGGTCCGCGCGGCCGCGCAGGCGGCGGCCCCCCGCATGCAGGAAGGACGGATCGAGATCGAGGCGTCGACCCGCGTCGGCCGGGACCGCGCCCGCGGCATCGTCGTGGCGCAGCATCCGGGCGTGCTGCACGCGGAGGCGAAGCACCGGTTCCTCGGCGGCGCGATGGACGCGGCGGGCGACTGATGGCCGCCCCGGTGGTGGCGTGGCCGGACGTCACGCTGCTGGCCACGCAGTACCTGCGGGACCGGCTCGGCGGCGTCCAGGTCGGCTCCCGCATCCCGCGCCCGCGGCCGGTCGAGTTCGTGGTGCTGCGGCGCGTGGGCGGCCCGCGGAGGAACCCGCTGGTGGACGACGCCCGCCTCGACGTGCAGGTGTGGGCGGAGACGGACGAGCGGGCGATGGAGATCGCCAGCCTCGCCCGGTACCAGCTCGGCCTGATGCCGCAGCACGTCCCGGCGGTCCGCCAGTTCGGCGAGGACGCCGGCCCCAACTTGATCCCCGACGCACCCTCGGATGTCCCGCGGGTGCTGCTGACAGTGGTGTTGTCGGTCCGCGGCGCGGTCCCGACCTAAAAGAAGGAGAGTGCGCCGTGGCGAAGGATACGGCGAACGCAAGGGCCTGGTACGGCTTCGACTCCGGCCTGTGGGTGACCCTGCCCGGGGAGCCGATGCCCGACCTCGACGAGATCCCCAACGTCTATGACGAGACGGGTGTTTTCCAGCCGCCCGGCGACGAGTTCTACGAGGTGGGCTGGCTGTCCGAGGACGGCCCGACCCAGGGGCGCAACAGGACGGTGGAGAGGTTCCGCGGCTGGCAGGGCAACAGCATCGTCCGCACCGCGGTGACCGAGGACGACCACACCTTCCAGATCCAGGCTCTGGAGGACAACTGGGTGGTGGCCAGCCTCCGGTACCCGGACTCGGTGGTCACCACCACGGCGGGCATCACGAAGACGGTGGTGCAGCAGCAGTCCGGCGAGGACGTGCGTACCGGCGTCCTCGACCTGGTCGACGGCGGCATCTGGAAGCGCATCCTCATCCCGAACCTCGTCGTGGACGAGATGGGCGATACGTCGCACACCGCTGGTGAACTCACCTTCTACGAGATGACGCTGCTCGCCAAGGTCACCTCCCTGTCGGTCGACGGCGTGGTCCGCGGTGTCAGCCTCATCGAGGTCACCAACAACCCGGCGGCGATCCGGCCGACGGTCCCCGACCCCACCCCCTGATCCACCTCTGACTGGGGCGCCCCCGCCATGCGCGGTCCGGGGGCGCCCCTTCCCTTTCCACGACCGCGCGCAGGGAGAGACCGCGCATGAGCCACGGGAAGACCACGTTCGACCTTGCCGAGCTGCGGCAGCGCGCCGCACAGCGCAAGGGCGGCGACAAGCTGACCATCACCATCGACGGCAAGCCCTTCGGCATCCCGGTGCCCGGCTTCTGGCCCGACCGGGTCAAGGAGCTGGCCCGCCGTAGCCGAGAGGACGGCGACATCCCCTTCGTTCGCGAGCTGATGGGCACGGAGAAGTACGAGAAGTTCGTGGCGGCGGGCGGCCGGTCTGATGACGTGGCGCTCCTGCTGGAGGAGTACAAGCAGGCTCAGGGTGCTGACCTGGGGGAATCTTCGCCCTCGCCGACCTCCTGAGTGAGTACGGCGGGGAGATCGAGCACGACCTCCTGCTGATGGGCTTGGACCTGGACGACCTCGGCGCGCCGCACCTCACGTGGGGGCGGCTGTGGCGGCTCGTCCAGGTCATCCCGAAGACGAGCCGGTCGGCGCTGGCATGGGCGAAGAGTCGCGAGTCCGGTGTGTACCCGCTCGATATCGAGCTGGCCGCCGGGCACTTCGACGCCCTGTCGGTGGCGAACTGGCAGCGGTCGAAGAAGGCCAGCAGCGCGGGCAGCGCCCCGAAGCCGCTGCCACGCCCCAGCAAGATCGAGGCGACGCGCGGCGAGGCCCGCGACCGCCTGATCGACCGCGGCCGCGCGCTGCTCCGGCGCCAGCGGCCAAGACCGAAACCCCGAACGCACTGAGAGACGGGGGGTGGTCGTCGTGGCCGGTGGACCTCAGGTCGGTACCGCGTGGGTGCAGATCACCCCCAGCTTCCAGGGCTTCGGCTCCAACATCATGTCGGAGGTCGGCCGTGAGCTGTCCTCCGGCGCGGGCCGCGCGGGCGAGCAGGCCGGCGAGGCGGCCGGGACCGCGTTCGGTTCCTCCTTCGAGGAGCGGGCGTCGGCGGCGGCGGAGCGCATGGGCCCGATCGGCACGGCCGCCGGCGTGGGTATCGCCGGTGCGCTGGGCGTGGGCCTGGCCGCCGCCATGGACGCCTCGTCGGCCACCGCCAAGCTGACGGCCCAGCTGGGCCTGACGGAAGCGGAGGCGGCCCGGGTCGGCGCCATCTCCGGCGAGGTCTTCAGCTCTGGATTCGGCGAGTCGATGGGCGAGGTGTCTGAGGCCGTCGGCGCGGTCACCTCCTCGGTGGCCAACCTCGGCGCCACCTCGGATGCGGAGCTTCAGCAGCTCACCACGACCGCGCTCGGCCTCGCGGAGACGTTCCAGTGGGACGTCGGCGAGGCCGCCACGGCGGCGGGCAACCTCGTCAAGAACGGCCTGGCGAAGGACGCGACCGACGCCTTCGACACGCTCTCGCAGGCGGCGAAAACGCTGCCCGCGAGCATGCGCGCCGACATCCCTGCGGTCGTCAGCGAGTACGGCATCCACTTCGCTCGCATCGGACTGGACGCCAAGACGGCGTTCGGCCTGATGTCGCAGTACGTCGAGGCTGGTGGCCGCGACATCGACCAGGCCGCGGACGTGCTGCATGAGTTCGGGCGGATCACGTCGGAGGAGACCGACCGAGCGGCCGAGGGCTTCAAGGCGCTGGGGCTGGATTCGAGCAAGATGCTCTCCGACATCGCGAAGGGTGGCGAGCCGGCCGAGGCCGCGCTCACTGCGACCCTCGACGCGCTGCGCGGGGTGAAGGATCCGGCTGAGCAGAGCGCCCTCGCGGTCGAACTGTTCGGCGACATGGCTGGTGAGGGTGTCGATGCCCTGTGGGCGATGGACCCGGCGACGGCCGCCGCCGCGTCCGGCATGGACAAGACCGCGGGCTCCGGCAAGGAGCTGACGGATGCGCTCGCGGCGGACCCGGCACGGGTCTTCGAGGGTGCGATGCGGGACCTGACGATGTCCCTCGCGGAGGAGTTGGCGCCCGCGCTGGCTGGCGTGGCCGGCTGGGTGTCGGACAACGAGGGCGCGTTCAAGGGCATCGTCTTCGCCGTCGCCGGGATCGCGCTGGCGGTGGCCGGGGCGACGGCCGCGCTGCGCCTGTACCAGGGCGCGATCATCGCGGTGCGCATGGCGACGGCGATCTGGACCGGGATTCAGTGGCTGCTCAACGCGGCGTTCTGGGCGAATCCGATGACGTGGGTGGTCCTCGGCATCATCGCCCTGATCGCGATCATCGTCCTGGCGATCGTCTACTGGGACGAGATCGTCGCCGCTGTCCGCGCCGCCTGGCTGTGGATCATCGAGGCCACCGGCATCGCGGTCGAGTGGCTGAAGGTCAAGCTCGGCGAGGCGTGGGAGTGGATCAAGACCACGGCCAGCGCCGCCTGGGAAGCCGTGAAGGCGACCATCGGCGGCGCCTGGCAGTGGATCAAGGACCAGACCGGCGCTGCCGTTGACTGGGTCGCCACCAAGGCCGCGGCCGCCTGGGAAGGCATCAAGGGGGCCGCGAAGGCGGCGTGGGACGGGGTTGTCCTGATCCTCAAGCTGGCCTGGGACACCATCGTCCAGATCGCTGCCGGTGCGGTCCTCGGGCTCATTGCCGCGATCTCCGGAGCCTGGTCGACGATCAAGCGCGCCACCTCCACGGCGTGGGCCACGGTGAAGCGGTCCATCACTGACGCGGTCGGCCGCGCATACGACTCGGTGAAGAACGCCGGCTCCCGCTTCCTCAGCGTTGGCCGGGACATCGTCAACGGCATCGTCACCGGGGTCCGCAACGCCGCCGGGCGCCTCTTCGGCAGCTTGCGAGACATGGCGTCGAACGCCCTGTCGGCGGCGAAGAACGCCCTCGGCATCGGCTCGCCATCGCGCTTGTTCGCCGACCAGATCGGCCAGTGGATTCCGGCCGGCGTCGAGGTCGGTATCGACGCGGGGCAGGGCGACCTGGACCAGCGCGTGGAGCAGCTGGTGCAGACGCCGGACGTGCCCGTGGTCCGGGCTGCCGTGGCCACCGGCGCGGCGGCCTCTCCGGCGCCGGTCGTGATCCGCGCGGACGGCGGCCGCGCTTCTCGCGTGCTGCTGGAGCTGCTCCAGCAGTCCATCCGTACAGACCTCGGCGGCGACGTGACGCGCCTCGGCACCAGGTAGGAGGCACCGATGGCGTGGCCCGACCGTCCCCAGAAGCTCCCGCTCCGCACGGAGTTGGCGTTCGGTGCGGACCCGGCGGGGGACCCGGCCGCCTGGGCGTGGACCGACGTCAGCGAGCACGTCGAGGACCAGTCGATCACCATCAGCCGTGGCCGTGGCGAGGAGGGCGGGGAGACCCGCCCGGCCTCGACCGGGCTCGAGCTGGTCAACAACGGTGGGGACTACACGCCGGGGCACGCGGGCGGGGCTCACTACCCGCACGTGCGGCTCGGCGTGCCCGCGCGGCTCTCGGTGCAGGCCGGTGGGCCGCATCTGCGCCTGCCGGCCAGCGGGGCGCACGCCGTCACCACCACGACATCCGGCCTGACGGTCACCGACCTCGACGTCCGGGCGGAGGTCGCTCTCGATCGTGTCGCCGCCCAGTACCGCGACGTCACACCCGGCGGCCGGCGGCCGTGGCAGACCATCGCCCAGGAGATCATCGGGCGCTCGCGGACCGACGGCACCCTGATGTGGCACCTGGCGGCCGACATGCAGGGCGGCCTGCTCCTGGTGTGGGCCAATGGCGCCGGAGCCCGGCAGGAGCGGAACTCGACGGACGTCCTCCCTTACGGCGCGGGGCAGCGCTTCGCCCTGCGCGCGACCCTCGACGTGAACAACGGCGACGGCGGCCACACCACGACCTTTTGGCACGCCCCGTCCCTGGCCGGCCCCTGGACGATCCTCGGCCAGCCCATCGTCACCTCCGGCACCACGACGATCCTTCAGACGGACGCGACGCCGCTGCGACTGGGGCGGGTGACGACGGAGGCCCGCCTCGGCGCCGTCGGCCGCCTTTACCGCGCCGAGCTGCGCAACGGCATCAACGGGACCATCCTGGCCAGCCCGGATGTGCGGACCGTGGCGCCCGGCGCGACATCGTGGACGGACAGCACGGGCAAGGCATGGACTCTGGCTGAAGGCGCCGAGGTCACCGACTGGGTACCGCACGTCACCGGCACCGTGGACGAGTGGGCGCCGCACTGGCCGTGGGGCGACCTGTCCGCGCCGGGCTACGACGGGGAAGCCCGCACCGACATCACCGTGTCCGGGATCCTCCGACGCCTCGGGCAGGGCCAGCCTCCGCTCCAGTCGGCCATGCGGCGCCGTATTCCGGCGGGGAGGCCGCTGGCGTACTGGCCGCTGGAGGACGAACCCGGCGCCACATCGGCAGCGTCCGGGCTGGACAGCGGCAAGCCGTTGACCGTCGGCGGCTTGAGGTTCGGTCAGAGCACGTCGCTGCTGTCCTCGGACGCCCTGCCCACCGTCACGGCCGGAGCACGCATCCGTGCCGGCGTGAAGGCGGGTGCCGAGAACAACTGGATCATCACCATGATCTACAACCTGTCGACGCGACCGGCCGACGAGACGACGTTCCTCGATGTCCAGGCCGCCCGTGGCACATGGACCAGCTACCGCGTGACCGTGTCGGCAACTGCCGTGAGCGTCTACGGCATCAACGACTCCGGCAGTAGCTCATCCATCACCCGCCTCATCTACTCGGCGGGTAGCACCTTCGCCGGAGACTGGCGCCGCTTCAGCCTCCAGGCCGTCACGACCGGCAACACGACAGAGCTGCGGGCCATCTGGCGGGGTATCCCTGACGGGGGCGGCTCCAACACGGCCACCTTCCCCGGCCAGGCGGGCATCGTCTCGCGCATCGACACGACGTTCGGCGCGGGCCTCGAGGGCATGGCGATCGGCCACCTGTCCGTCATGAACCTCGCGGACAGCTGGGTGTACGCCGACTCCGACGACGGCTTCGTCGGCGAGACGGCCCTGGCCCGCATGCGACGCCTGGCCGAGGAGGAGCGGCTGCCGCTCAGCGTCATCGGCATCGAGGCGGCCTCGCCCGCCATGGGGCCTCAGCGCATCGCGACGTTCCTCGACCTCGTCCAGGAGTGCGTGGACGCCGACGGCGGCATCCTCACCGAACTGCGGGGCCTGCCCGGCCTCCAGTACCGCAGCAGGGAAAGCCTCTTCAACCAGGCGGCCGCCCTCTCCTTCGACGCGCAGGCCAACGAGATCGCCGCGCCGTTCAGCCCGGTCCTCGACGACCAGCGCACCCGCAACCGCATCACCGTCTCCCGCGAGGGCGGCTCGTCGGCGACCGTGGAGGACGCGGAGTCGATCGCCGAGTCCGGCATCTACGACGCCTCGGCGCAGCTCAACGTCGCCTACGACACGCAACTCGAGGCGCTCGCCGGGTGGCGGCTGCACCTCGGCACCGTCCGAGGCATGCGCTACCCGCAGGTCGGCGCCGACCTCGCCATCGCCCCGCGGCTCATCGACGGCTGGCTGTCGGTAGACTCCGGCAGCCGCATTGACGTGACCGGCCTCCCGCCGCAGCACCCGCAGGGCACCGTGCCCCTCATGGTGGAGGGCACCACGGAGACCATCACGCCGACCCGCTGGACGGTCCGCGCGACCTGCTCACCGGCGTCGCCGTGGACGGCCGGGGTTGTGGGCGACGACCAGCTCGGCCGCGTCGACACCGACGGCACCGTGCTGGCCGGTCCGGTCACTGCCGCCGACGGGGCGATCCTCACGCGGGTCACGGCCGGGCCGACGTGGACGCGGGCCGCCTCCGAGCTGCCCTACGTCCTGAACGCGGACGGCGAGGAGGTGACCGTCACCGCCGTTGCCGACGTCTTCGACACCTTCCAGCGGACCGTGACGGGCGGCTGGGGCACCGCTTCCGGCGGCCTGCCCTGGCTCCTCGGTGGAGGCGCCGCCGCCGAGCGTTCCGTGTCGGCTGGCCGCGGCGTGGTCACGGTGTCCTCGGCCACCATCAGCGCCGTCCGTATCCAGGCGCTCGCCGGGCCGCTCGGCGACGCCGAGGTACGGGTGCGGATGTCCGTACCGCAGATGTCCACCGGCGCCGCCCTCATCCCGGGCGTGCTGCTGCGGTACGCCGACGGCTCCAACTACTACCGAGCCCGCCTGCACTTCAACGCGGGCGGCACCCTGTCCACGAGCATCACCCGCACCGTCACACAGGTCGGCTCCACCGTCACCGTCTCCGGCGGCTACACGGCCGGCGCCGAGTTCGAGGTGCGGGCCCGCGTGGACGGGCACCGCATCCGCATGCGGGTCTGGCCGGTCGGCGGCACCGAGCCGACGACCTGGCACCAGGACCAGACCATCACCACCGACCCGATCGAGCACGGCCTCGTCGGCGTCACCGCGGGCGGCTTCACCGGGAACACCAACGTGGACCCGCAGATCCGTTTCGATCTGTTCGAGGCTGTCGGCGTCCAGCAGATGACCGTGACCCGGCCCGACCCGCAGAACCACGCGGCGGGCGGCGACGTGCGCCTCGCCCAACCCGCCATCGTCATCTAGGAGGTCGCCGTGCCGTTCCCCTATCCGTGGCAGCCCGGCATGCGGATCACCGCCGACCGGCTCCGCGCCGGGCTGCTCACCGGCACCGTCAGCATCACCCCGTCGGAGAGCGTGTCCGCGACCGGCAGCCTCTTCACCGGCACCTACCTGCGCGGGACGGCGGCGGTGACCTTCCCGGCCGGGACGTTCACCGAAACGCCCCGCATCTTCCTCACCGGCCGCTCCTCGGTCCCCGGCGTCCTGCTGGAGGTCAACTACACCGACCAGTCCGAGAGCGGCATGACCATCGTCATCGCCCGCCAGACCAGCACCCTCACCGTCGTCGACTGGCTCGCCGTCGCCGCCTGAACGGAGGCATCGTGGACACCCTGACCGTCACCGGCCGTTGGCTGTCGACCGACCTGGCCGAGCCGCTGACGGGCCGGGTCACCCTCACCCCGCGCCCGCGCAGGCTCATCTCCCCGGACGAGGACACCCAGCTCGGCGGGCCCGTCTCCGGAACCCTCGACGAGGAGGGCCGCGTCGCCATCGCCATCGTGGCCCCGGGCGGCGGCCTCCTCCCCGAGGAGTGGCTGTGCCAGGTCGACGAGGAGATCAACGGCGCCCGGCGGGCCGTCTACGACGTCATTCTCCCCACCGGGCAGGCCACCGTCGACCTCTCCGACCTCGCGCCCGTCCGCGCCCCGCACGAGTCCTACATCCGCGTCCCCGGACCGCCGGGCCCGCCCGGGCCAGCCGGACCTGCGGGCGAGCAGGGACCTGCGGGAGCCGACGGCGCCACGGGCCCGGCCGGAGCGGACGGCCCTCAGGGGCCCGCTGGCGAGCCGGGGCCCGAAGGCCCGCAGGGACCCGAGGGGCCACGCGGACCGGCCGGTGAACCAGGCGCCGCAGGCGAGCAGGGGGAGCCGGGAACTGCGGGCGATCCCGGCGAGCAGGGACCGCCCGGACCCCCCGGCGACCCGGGGCCGCAAGGGGACCCCGGACCGGAAGGCCCGGCCGGAGAGCGTGGACCTGCCGGCGAGCAAGGAGAACCCGGGCCCGCTGGCGACCCGGGACCCGAGGGCCCGCAAGGGCCCGCCGGGGACCCCGGGCCGGAAGGCGCACAGGGCCCCAAGGGCGACAAGGGAGACCCGGGCCCGGCGGGCGACCCCGGCACCCCCGGCGCCGATGGTGCGCAGGGCCCCAAGGGTGACCCCGGCGAGCCGGGAGCCGATGGCGCCGAGGGGCCGCAGGGCCCGAAGGGCGACCAGGGCGACCCCGGACCGCAGCCGCCGCTCGGCGCGGCCGGGGCCGGAGCGGACATCGCGCTACGCTCCACCGACCCGACCACCACCAACGCCCGCACCCCGGTGGCCCACGCGGCCACCCACGCCACCGGCGGCGGCGACCCGCTGACCCCCGCGCAGATCGGCGCTCTCGCGGCCACCGCCCGCGGCGTGGCGAACGGCGTCGCCTCGCTCGGAGCCGACACCCGCCTGCCAGCCGCCCAAGCGCCCGCCGCGTCCCCGCGGAACGTATGGACGCCGCAGGCCCTGGGCTTCCAGGCGTGGTCGGTCGACCCGGCGCACGTCTCCAACCCGGCGGCGACGAAGGCCGTCGTCGTCGGCCGCACCTACATGTGCGGCATCAACATCACCGAGAGCACGCAGGTCAACAGGGTCGTCATCATGGCCCGCGGCTGGGCGGGCTCGACGGCCGTTCCCGCCGCGCGGTTCTTCGCCGGGATCTACCGGGAGGACGGCACCCGCGCCGCCTGGTCCGGGACGACCGCCCTGTCGAGCGTCCCGGCGGCCGGGCAGATCACCGGGTCCGCGCCCGGCATGCGCAACAACCACATCGGCGCCGTGCCCATCCCGTTGACGGCGACCGCGACCCTGGCACCCGGCCGGTACTGGGCCGCGTTCCTCATGTCCGCCGGCGCCGCCACGGACATGTACTACATGCACATCCAGAACGAGGCGCCGTCCAACCCCGGCAACTTCTTCCTCGGCGTGACCGCGTTCCAGCGGCACTGGTGCATCCCCTCCGGGCAGAGCACCCTGCCGTCGACCGTCGACCAGTCCACCGGCGAAGTGGGACTCGACCCGGCCATCATGGCGCTCGCCCTCGTCTGACACCCCAACCGCCTCGAGCCCCGCGCCGCATCGGCCGGGGCTCTCCGCATGATCGGAGACCGCGCATGGCACCACCCATGACCCCGGCCACCTTCCTCGCCGCCCTCAAGGCCGAGGGCGTCACCGTCGTGGAGGTCGGCAACTGGCGCACCCACAACCGCAACAGCAAGGGCGCCTGGGGCCCCGTGAACGGCGTGATGATCCACCACACCGTGACCTCCGGCTCAGCTACCTCGGTGCGGATCTGCCGCGACGGACACTCTCAGCTGCCCGGCCCGCTGTGCCACGGCGTCATCACCAAGGACGGCCGCGTGCACCTCGTCGGCTACGGCCGCACCAACCACGCCGGGGCTGGCGACGACGATGTCCTCTCCGCAGTCATCGCCGAGCGCGCCCTGCCCAAGCCGAACGAGGCGAACACCGACGGCAACGCCCGCTTCTACGGCTTCGAATGCGAGAACCTCGGCGACGGCAAGGACCCGTGGCCGGCCGCCCAGCTCGACGCGATCGAGCGCGTGTCGGCCGCGATCTGCCGCGTGCACGGCTGGGACGCCGCATCGGTCATCGGCCACCTGGAGTGGCAGCCCGGCAAGGTCGACCCGCGCGGCTTCACCATGGCGTCGATGCGCGACCGGATCGAGCGCCGCCTCTCCGCCCCGCCCGGCAAGACCCTCACCCCCAGCCCGAGCAGCCCCGATAAGGAGGCCCCCGTGAACGCGAAGGAACTGCACGAGGCGGTCTGGAAGCGCGACGCGATCCCCGCGCCCACCACCGCGAGCACGTACAAGACCAACCCCACGTGGAAGGCGGAGTCCTACTTCCCCCACCTCGCGGAGCAGCTGTCCCGCCTGACTGACAAGGTCGACGCGCTCACCAAGGCCGTCGCCGAACTGAAGAAGGGGGCCTGACCGTGGTCGCCATCGACTACGACCTGGAGTTCCTGGAGGACGGCCGCACCATCGAGCTGATCTCAATCGGCATGGTCGCCGACGACGGCCGCGAGTACTACGCCGTGAACCGGGACATGCCCGTGCGGAAGATCCGCAAGCACCAGTGGCTGATGGAGAACGTCGTGCCGAGCCTCCCGAAGGGGGCGGGCGACCGGCGCAACCACGTTCCGAAGTCCTGGCTGTTCGACTACGCCGACCCTGTAGTGAAGCGCCGCGAGCGGATCGCCGACGACGTCATGGACTTCATCCGCGCCGCCGGGCCCGACGTCGAGCTGTGGGCGAACTACGGCGCCTACGACCATGTCGCCCTTGCCCAGCTCTGGGGCTGCATGATCGACCTGCCCGAGGGCGTCCCCATGTTCACTCACGACATCCAGCAGGAGGCCCGGCGACTTGGGCTGGGCTGGAACGACCTGCCGCAGCAGGAGTCTGGCGAGCACAACGCGCTCGCCGACGCACGCCACAACCGCACCATCCGGCGCTGGCTCGCCGAACGCAACCAGAAGGGGGCCTGACCATGGCCGATCACATTTCCCTGCCCCACGCGCAGACGGTCGTGAAGACCGGCGCCGCCTACGCCCGCGACCTCGCCGAGCGCACCGCAGCAACGTTCCTCCAGGCGTTCGTCGGCGGCATCGTCTTCACCGCTCCGTTCGACCTGGCCATGTGGCAGGCCGCCGCTGTCGGCGGGGTCGCCGCAGCGGGCGCCCTGCTGAAGGGTCTCGTCGCCCGCTGGCGGGACGTCACCAACTCGGCGTCCCTGGCGAAGGGCGTCTGACCCGCACGTGAACTACCGATCCAGGAGGCGCTGATGGGTGAGCTGTTCGGCCTGAAGATCGCCGACCTCGGCGCCGTCACGCTCCTCGCGCTGGTCGTCCTGATGGTCCTCACCGGGCGCCTCGTGCCCCGCCGGACCTACGACGACCTGAAGGAGGAGCGGGACACATGGCGGCAGGCGCACGTCGTCTCGGAGGAGGCGCGGGCGATGGAGCGCGCGCAGACCCGCGAGCTGCTGGAGCTGGGACGCACCGGCGCCCACGCACTCGCCGGTCTGCGCGCGGCCGCCGCTGACTCGGAGGAGGTGGGCACAGGGTGAAGTGGCCATGGCGCCGCCGACACGGCGGCCGAAGCCCCGGGCAAGCAGCAGCCGACCGGGCCCTTCATCGGGCCCGCGCGGACCGGCAGGAGGCCGAGGACCGGCAGCCCGCCGTATCCGCGACGGCCGAGCAGCTGCGCATGTACCGGCAGGAGAACCACTTCGCGGACATGTTCCGCAGATCGATCGAGGGGAGGCGGGCATGAGCTTCGCCCAACTGCTCAACACGGCCGTGTCCGCGCTGGTCGCCCTGAGCGCGGCCGTCTTCGTGGTCACCTACCACCGGCTCGCGCCGTGGCGCTCCACCCCCATGGGCTGGCACCTGATGCTCCTCGCCGCGACCCTCGGCCTGCTCGGCCTGTACACCGTCGTCATCACCATCGTCGGCCTCGACGGGACCCCGGCGACCGTGCTCCGCATCGTGCGTGCCGGCCTGCTGCTGCTCGTCGCCGGCCTGCTCGCACAGCGGACCCTGATGGTGATCCGCGCCCAACGCCCCGAGGAGCCCCATGCCCGACCCTGAGGCACGCCCGGCCGAACGCCGCATCGACCCGGCCGCCGGAGACACCGCCGCCATGGCCGCCCTCGGCCTCGCCGACCCCGTGCCCGAGCCGAGCGTCGACCCGTTCCGCGAGCCGGTCTACGCCGACGGCCCGTGGCCCGGGCCCGACCAGAACGAGGACTGACAACGCCCCCGCCCCCTGCTGATGCAGGGCGGCGGGGGCGCTTCGTCGTCAGTACTCCAGGGCCTCTTCCAGCTCGGCGACCTGGGGGCCGCTCGACTTGGAGGGCACCTCCCACCTGTGCGCGACACCTTCGCCGTCGACGTAGACCAGGGTCCCACCCTTCGCCTGCTCGGGCGTCAGCTCCCAGGCCGCGCTGTCCCACTGGTGACTGCCGGGCTGCACGGGCCCGGCGGCGGTGTACTTCTCAGGGGTGACGCTGGCGGCACTACCGCCATTGCCCGCGTCTATCGCTTCCCCATCGGCAGCGATCCAGGACCACCCGCCGCCGGTGATCGGCGGGGCCTGCCGGGCAGCGACGGCGGTGACAGCCTTGACCTTGAGAGTGACGACAGCGAAGGTGTCGCCTTGCTCGTCAGGGTCGTAGCCGAGGGCCGTGTCGGCGTACACCACGGTGGTGGGCGTGATCTCCAGGACGCCAGTTCCCTCGTCACCGACGGTGCGGGCCGCCTTGCCGAAGGAGAGCTGGGCCCCCGCTTCGGCAGGTTTTCCGTCGTCGCCGGTCCCGGCGCCGTCGGGCTCGGCCTCATCGGGTGCCTTCGCGGCGCCGGTCGACGCGGCCGGAGGCGTCGCCTCGTCAGCAGGTTGCTCGCTGCATCCGGTGAGTGCGAGGCACGCCGCGATGGCGCCGACGATCAGGTGTTTACGCATGAGTCCCCCCTGTGCTCAGAGGGTGAAGGTACCGCGAAGGTCGGGCATACGGGAGTTGTTCCCCGGATCGGCAACAGCTCTGTCCCGGGCTCAGTCGCCGAAGGGGGCTGGCCCGAGACCGGAGCAGCCAGATTCGCGCGGGCCGCTCGTCGCCATGAACTCTCCGATTGCGCCGTCGGGCAACCGCAGCTTCCCAGGTGCGGCATCAAACAGGTCCACGTCCGGCTGGTCTCCCACGAGAGTCAACGAACCAGCCCAGGTGCTGTGCTTGTCGTAGCTGAAGCCCTCCACTGTCTTCGGGTCAAGGCGGACGACCAAGGACGCGGCAACCTGAGCCTCTCGTCCGTCTGGAAAAATGACGACGGCTGGACCTACGTAACGAGGTCGGCCATCGCCGACGTGGAATCGGGGTCGAGTCATACGGCCATCCTGCCGCCCGAAGAGCTATGCGTCGCCCGTCTCCGGGTGCCGCGCGGCCTGCTTCACGGCCGCCTCGACCTTGGCCCGGTTCTTCTCGTGCTCGCGCGCCCACTCGGTGATGGCGGCCTGAGCCCGGGCGCCCGCCTCGAACCAGACGAGGCGCTGGGCCTCCCGCTCGTCGTGGTCGGTCAGCTCGGCGAGGCGCGCCCACTCAGCGTCGGCGGCGCGCTGGAGGTCGATCAGGCTGTCGGGGATGTCCACGGCCGGATCCTACGCCGCAGGTCGGACGGCATCGCGGACCGCCTCCGCCCACTCCGCGATCAGCTCCACGTATCGGGCCCGGTCGCTGGCAGCCAGGCGGCCGCCCGAGCGCAGCATCAGCGCGCGGATCTCCGCGTTCACCGTGGCGGCAGGGCGCGGCCGGGCCGCGGGCAGGGAGGACATGAGGGCAGGCTAACGCCCCGCGCCGACAGCGCGCTCGACCTCGTCGAGAGCGAGGCGCCACGGGAACTCGCGGCCTTCGCCGGGCGGGTTCGGCTGGAACCCGCCCTCTCCGTACAGCACGCTCACGCCCATGTCGCGCAGCTCGGCAACGCTCCGGTCGAGCGCTCGATGCTGCGCGTAGGCGGCGTTCACGCACGGCATGGTCACCAGCGGGATGCCCTTGCCGATGCCCTCGGCGCACACCCCGACGACGAACGAGCTGGTGATGCCGAGGGCCCACGCGTTGATGCTGTTGAAGGTGGCGGGCGCGAACAGTACGACGTCCGCCTTCGGCCAGGCGTCGGCGGCCCCGGGCGCCTTGTACTCGGACCGGACCGGGTGCCCGGTCAGGCGCTCCAGCTCGGCCGTCTGCGGCTCCAGCCAGCGGGCTGCCGTCGGGGTGAGGCCGAGGCACACGTCGAAGCCGCGCTGCTGCGCGTCCTCGATCACCGTCCCCACGCCGAGGACCGGAGGGGCAGCCGAGCCGAAGAGGTACAGAGTCGTCATCGCCACATCCCACCCCGCCGACCACGGCAGACGCAACCGCCCCCGATCGGGGACGACCGGGGGCGGTTGGGGTCCCGTCGCCGGGCGGCGCGGGTATGTTCCAGATGACGAGTCAGGAACAGGGGGACCAGTATGCCCACACCGGACGACGACAGCACAGGTGGCCGCATCCGTCGGGAGCGGCGCCGGGCACGACTCAGCCAACGCCAGCTCGCGGATCGCCTGCCGTTCTCCTACAGCCTCCTGAATCAGGTGGAGTGCGGGGCGCGCGCAGCGTCGACGGAGCTGGTCGCGGCGGTCGCCGCAGCCCTGCGCATCGACGTCTCCCTGCTCACAGGATCTGCCGTGACCGATCAACTTCCTGGCCAGCGGGCCGACATCGTGCGCCCGATCCGTGAGGCCCTCGACCTCTACGACCTCGCGCCGGACGTGGAGCGCCCAACCCGCCCGGTGGCGGCCATGGCGGAGGCCGCCGACCGCGTGTGTCAGCAGGTGCGGGCGACCCACCTGCGCACCGCTGCGAGCGCGCTGCCGGACCTCATCGCCGACTTGACCCACGTGGCGCTGACTTCTCCGTCCACGGAAGGGTGGCGGGCGCTCGCTTCCACGTACCGGTCCGCGCACGACGTGGCCCTGAAGCTGGAGCATCGGGACCTCGCCGCTCTCGCGCTGGAGAGGATGGGGTGGGCCGCCGAGCGAGCCTCCGACCCGTGTCTTGCGGCGATCCGCCAGTACAAGCGGGCCCTGTCCTGGCAGGACTCCGAGCTGGGGCTGCGCCTCGTCCAGGCAGGCCACGACACCCTGGACGGGCAGTCTTCCCGCGAGGCGTTGGCCGTTGCCGGGCAGCTGCACCTCGGGGCGTCGGCGGTCGCCGCGCGGGCCCGGGACCGGGCGGGCGTCGCCCGGCACATCGAGGCAGCCCGCGAACTGGCCGCCCGCACCGGCCCGGCCCAGTCGATCCACTGGCTGGGGTTCGGCGCGCTCAACGTCCGCCTTCACGCGATGGGCGCCGCGATCACCATGCGCCAGTACGACGATGCTCTCCACCAGGCCAGGGCTCTACGCATCCCGCCGTCGGCGATGACGTCGCGCCGGGCCCGCTTCCTCGTCGACCGGGCCATGGCCGAGATGGAAACTGGCCTCGGCGACACGTCGCTGAGGCACCTGGTCGAGGCGCGGGCGGTCGCCCCGGAGCAGACCCGCTACCTGCCCCGAACGCGGGAGACGGTGCGCGGCCTGCTGCACACCACCCGCCGGCCGTCCGAGCGGCTGACGCGCATGGCCGCCTGGGTGGGGGTGTAACGCTCACAGATCTGTAAGCGTTCCGGCCTCGGCCGCGCGCCATCCTGCTGATCTCGATCGGACAGCAGGGGATGACCATGGCGACGACAACGCAGGAGTTACCGCAGCCGACCGCGCTCGGCGAGCGGCAGCTACGGGGCACCGAGTGCGTGTGGTGTGCCGGACGCCTCGACACCGCGACGGCCGTGGACCTCGGCGTGCGCCCGGACCCGCAGTGCCCGTGGGCCAGCTGGTTCCCCCGCGCCTGCCCCGCCTGCGCGGAGGCTCGGTCGTGAGCGGCCTGTGCGCGCCGTGCCGTGTCACCGAGCACGGCTTCTGCGCCGGCAATACGGACTGGTACATCGGCGGCTACAGCGTGCCCGCCGTCCGGAACCGCTGCGGTTGCACGTGCTGCTCGCAGGAGGTTCGCGGCGTCTGCGACCGGTGCGGCGAGCCGTGCGACCCGACCACCGCCAGCCAGCACCGGACCTGCCCGCTTCCCCTCGACCCCACCCTCGATGCCCCGACGGAGGCCACCCGATGATCTGCGCGCGCTGCGACAAGGCGATCCGCCCCGGGGAGGAGTACGACACCACCGTGGTGCACGGCAACTCGGTCGGTCAGCCCACCGTGATCCGGCACCGCGACTGCCCCAGTCGGCGGAGACGGGCCCGCCGCTGAGCTGGCCCCGGCCGGACGCCGACCCGGCCGGGGTCAGCCGCCGACCAGCTTGGCGAGCGGGGTGTCGAGGGCGGCGGCGATCAGGACCAGGTCGCTGTACCCGGGATCGCGGGCTCCGGCTTCGTACCGCTGGATGGTGCGGCGCTCTACGCCCACCGCGTCGGCGAGCTGGTCCTGAGAGAGGCCTGCGGCTCGGCGGTGATCTGCGATGCGGAGCCCGAGCGCGCGCCGGCGGTCGAGCACCCAGGCTGGGTGGGGCTGTCGTCGGCGGGGCAC